TTATGACGCGCCCGGCAGTTTGGAAATACATCATCAAGATGGGCCAAAGCGCCTTCTTCAATGCTCTTAAGCGTTTGTTTCGTTGTGTCATATCTACACTGAAAAGCACAGAATAAGTAATAGTTGGGATTTGCGGAACAGTATGAGCGGGATGCCATATTTCCCATGGTAATCCCTATCTTTGCAAATCTAGGATTGGTACTATCAGCGCCAACGTAAAACCAGATATCCTGAGACTCAAAGTTTTTTTTATCTCGTGTCATGACGTCTTTCATTTCATAGTCGTCATCAGAAATCTCCAGATCATATTCTTGAAATGGCTTTCTCACAGTTGTTCTCCCTCAAATAGGCCAACTACACATCATTACATCATTGTTCGTTTACCAAACTGTCACTATGGTAACTCCAACCAACCCGCCATATCGTGATTTTTATAGGCTGTCCAGCCACTTCGCGACCAGTTGAACGACTTTTTTATCATTATTTGTGTGAAATATGCTTTTCGTTAGTATAATGATGACAGCGTGTCATCTTTTGAGTGGCGCCTCAATCATGGATAACGAAGCAATGAAAAAGACCTACTCCCCGCAGCAGCGGAAACGCCGATCCAGAAAACGTATCGCGACTAAGCAAGCCCGCTATCGTGTGTCTGTCGTGGATCGTCGTTCCGGCACCCCTTTTATCCGCCGTGGAAAACACAATCGCCCGGAGCTTTCCTATCTAGATAGCCATACTGATGCACTCGATAGCTTGGAGTTGGACCGCGTTGTGCGCGCTATTCTCCCTCAACAACTCATGCGAGCCAGTATCCCTATATCAGGAGCGCTATGCAGTGACGTGATCTCGATATCGACGATCATGTTGGGGCAGCCTGGGTATGGCATGAAAGGTAGGCTTTTACCTTATGAGACAGCTCTGTTTTACCCTGGCAGAGACGTTGAGATCTCTCGCTACCCCACATATGGCGATGCCAAAAAAGCGCATATGCTGATAACGATCTCAGCGTTGCTGTTTGCTATGGAGAGCGGCGCGAAGTTTCCTCAGCGCCTAGCGGACATCCTAATGCGCAGTAAGAAGAACAAGGTTCGTACCCGTGCTGAATATGCGCGTGTATACCGGCTGATTACGCCGTTTCTGACGATTCGATTAACTGGAAAGAAATACTAACCAACATTTTATGGCGATACAGATCGCCGAGAATACTACGGTCTGTATCGCTGTGAGAAGAAAACACCGCATGAAAAATACATTTTATATTAGCCACTTAAGAGCGTCCTGGTCTGCGGAAAGGAAAAGCATAATGTTACAGGCTCACAGCGCACGGGGGAAAACCCCATGGTTTTCCATTGTGAATGCCCATAATCGCCGCATGAGACGCTCTCGTACTCATTTCCGCCCATCCCGCGTGTCGATCGCCATCCAATTTCTAGATAACAACGCGGAAGATGAACGCCGGAATCGGGCGTTAAAGGGCCTACCTGAGCGGGTTTGCCATATCAGCCACGCTGGCATTATTACCTATAGGGATGCCCAATGACTCAACGTGAATCTGAACTGGTTATGTGGGTAAAGCGATTGGCCTTATCCCTGCGCCGCCTCGATCATGGCAGCAAGATATCCCGCCAGGCCATGGCGTATCTATACAGCAACAATCTGGCTGGTGGTCCGACAGACTGCCTGCGTGACACCGCTTCAGCGCCGAGCCTGCCGATACCACGCCAGGCTTTAGAAACCTGGATGACAGGTAAAGACACTGACCCTAGCAGTCTATATATGGCATCTATTTTATCCGGCCAGGAGTTCTTTGCCTTTTATGCCTACCCTCACACCCCCGATGAGCTTGGTTTTTGCGTGCGCCTTGTGGATGCCATCCCTGACTTTAAGGTGCTAATGCCGTTGATGCTCGATAAAGGCCCGGAATGGGCTGCTATAGCCAATAACTGGGATTGTTGGGTAGCACGCTACAACTCAAAGGACGCAACGCTATGCGAAGCGATGAGGCTTTCCTATGACACATACTTGGATCGTGCTCTATCCACCAGCATGGAGCGAAAAAAATAATGATACAGGACTCGCTAGTAAAGTCCCCTCTGAAATGGGCTGGTGGTAAGTCGCGGATCATGGACAAGCTACGTCCTTTTCTACCGTTAGGGGAACGTCTGGTGGAGCCTTTTGCTGGCTCTTGCACAGTGATGATGAATACAAATTACCCGGCCTATCTTGTCGCAGACATTAACCCGGACCTAATCGGAATGTACCAGCAAATTAAATCCAATGTTGATGATTTCCTATGTGCTGCTTCCCGTTTATTCGATGGTGGCAACGACGCGGAGCGGTATTACCGTATACGCGCAGATTTTAATGACAGCACATCCCCATTAACGCGCGGCCCATTATTCCTATACCTGAATCGACATGGTTACAACGGTCTGTGCCGCTATAACCGGGGCGGGAAATTCAATGTGCCGTTTGGCCGTTATAAAAAACCCTATTTCCCCGAGGCCGAGATCCGTGCATTTGCTGAGAAAGCCCAGCGTGCGGTATTCATCTGCGCGAACTATCACGAAACACTGACGCATGTACGCCAGGACGACGTGGTTTATTGCGATCCGCCCTATTTTGCTGTGACGAATGAGTTTACGGCGTATCACACCTCCTCCTTTAGCCGTGAGGAGCATGGCCAGCTGGCAGGTGCGTTACGAGAATTGGCAGTCAAAGGCGTAAAGGTGGTCGCGTCAAATAGCGACCTGGACCAGGTGCATGAGCTCTATTCCGGCTTTCACTGCCACAAGATCACTGCCCCTCGCAGTATTGGGAGCTCGGCCGCTAAGCATTCGGCTCATGAGCTAATCATTACATCCGTCTGCCAAGGATCCACAGTATGAAATCGACCTTGCAAGATATCGTCGATATGCGGCTTGAGCAGTATCAGGCGTGTGCATACTTCGCACTGCGTGACGGTGTAACGTTAGACAAGGGTGACAATAATGACTGACGCCAAGAAAAGAGTTACCTGGAAACCGTTGGATATAGAGAGGCTGCGGGCTTGGTTTAATAACGGTCGCAGCGTCTCTGAGATCGCAAAAATACTAGGCCGAGGCTATCGCTCCGTTAATTGGAAGCTCCATGAGTTAGGGCTCTGCTCTGGCCGACTGCACGGCATAACTCAATGGGATATTGATATGGCCCGAGCGCTACGTGCAGAAGGCGTTAAGGTGCGTACTATCGCTGAAAAGTTAGAACTCAAGTTTTCTACTGTGCAATATATTCTATATCGGAAGAAATAAATGACGACTACAACTGAGCGCCCGATATCCTTTACCGATGAAATGGTATGCGCCATCCTTGAGGGGCGCAAAACTGTAACCCGGCGCCCACTAAAACCACAACCCGCCACCGACATTCAGCCTTGCCGGCTCTCAAACCCGAAATATATTGGGTATGAGTCATCGCTCAAGCATAAGCATGGAAGTAAAACGACGCACACTTGCCCCCTGGGCCAGCCTGGAGATCGCTTATGGGTTCGGGAGCGTACACTCGTCATAGATTACGTTGGCGATAACGCCTGTGTGCGCTATTTAGCTGATAACTCACGCGCGACAGTCCCGTTCCCGGAGCGACTAAAACGTGTCGAGCCTGGCGAGTGCATCGCCAATGGCTGCCATAAAGAAGGTAGCCGCATCACCCTAGAGATAACCGGCGTGCGCGTAGAGCGCCTACAAGCCATCACAGAAGAAGAAGCTAAGGCCGAAGGCGCCACGCCAGCTATGTATCCAATAACGCCGCCAGAGACTCCCTATCGGGACGGGTTTAGTGATATCTGGCGCAGTATCTACGGCGATGATGGCTGGAACAGCAATCCGTGGGTGTGGGTAGTAGAGTTTAAGCGTGTAGAGGAGTCAGCATGAGCCAGGTAGACAAACAGGCGCTACGTGAAGCGGCGTTAAACGCAAAAACAGCCGGCGAGGCTCAGGTTATGCCGTTCGATCAGCGGATCGATGCACTGAATGCGTTCACGAAGCTCCTTACCCCAGTTACGGCTATCGCGATGCTGGATGAAAACGAGGCGCTGGTGCGCGCCAACTCGGCCCAGGACGATCACATCAACCAACAGCAAGACCGTATCGACCGACTTGAGAGAGGCAGCCATGAGGCCGCCAAGCAAATCAGTTCATGGCGCCGGATTGCCAAACAGAATATCGCTGAGCGAGAAAAAGACATTGCTGAGCTTTGTGCGGCCCGCCAGCGCATAGCAGAGCTGGAGCGAGAGAGAGAAAACCTTCGCCCGGTGGGCGTAATGAGCCAGAAAGCATTTCATCGCCTTGAGGGAAGGGAGTCGAGGTTTATAGCATTGTGGCCTCGCCCTGGAATTTATCTTCCACGGAAACGTCCTGAAGATGGCGTGATTGTTTATGCCAGAATTGATAGCGCCAGTAAGGGGGAGTGAGATGGCATCCAAAATTTATGAAATACACCGGGTGCCGATTAACAAAACGGCGGCAATCGTAACGGGTAAGGGGGTTGAGTATCAACCTAACTGCCAGATTAATTGTGATGAGTATGTTGGACTGCCAGAAACAGTACCAGTAAAAGAGCTTGCTCTAAATCCTTCGTTTGTCGATCTAACAGGTCGAAAAAAAGGGCGATTTACTGTAATCGGCCTGATGAAAGATAAAAAAGGCCGTTGGTTAGTCAGGTGCGTTTGCGGAACGTATACCACGCGCTCTGCAAAATCTATCAAAGGGGCTGACAGTAACCCTAATGCACACCTGGATGCGTGTCGCCGCTGTACGCATGAGGCTTACCGTAAACGGGAATACATCTACCGCACCACTGGGAAAGATGTTGATCTTTCAGAGGTGTGGTAATGACATCAGTTTTGCAATGGGATTGAGAGCTAACCATATGACCACCACTACCAAAGAACAGCAGCAAAAATGGCTAGCCGCTCGGGAGCTGGCATTACAGAGCAAATCGAAGACGTATCAGGGAAAACCTTGCCTATACGGACATGACGGCGAGCGCTATGCCGTGAGTAATAGCTGTGTAGCGTGTCGCAAACACTCTAATAATAGCGTAACGCCCAAGCGCAAGATCAATCGCTCCCCGCTCGACTTCGCGCGAGTAGTTCGTACAATCGGTAATCCAAGACGAGTAGTTGCCTCCTTCCAGAAAGTGGCCTAACTCCCCCCACCCCCATAGCCATGCACAAAAAGCCCGCAGTAGCGGGTTTTTTATTTAATGGGACAAACAATTAAATATAAAACCACAACTTTACCATTTAAGTGTTTTGCCGTAAGATTAAGGGGAAAAATCACTGCGCGGAGCTGTAATGTTAACTGTAGAAAAAATAAATAAGGCCATCGCTAACACTGGTCGGGATGTAATGCTGGTGGCCGGCGCCAACGGCATGATGTTTTGCCGGGTCAACAATGGTCAACCACTAACAGAAATGGTGGGCCTCGCCAGCATCCAGGATTTATCCCTGGAAGAATGGGTGCAACGAGCATCCACCAGCTGCCTGACAACAAAAGAGCGCTACGCTAACACTGAGCCAGTTCCAACAACCCGTACAAACATCAAAGATGAGGCGAAAAGCGTCGGATTTAAAGCAGGGACGGAAGTCGCCAGGGCCATATCTCGCCCTATCGCGACGCTGACTCATTGGTACAACCACAGTTACTACTTCTTCCGCGTTGTCCTGTTTGGGGCCGCTGAAGTACGCCGCTTGGGCCAGAACAATCCCCCTTTCGGCGACCGAGCGATCAATGCGATCACAGCCGCTGGCTTCAAAGACCTGGCTGAGTTCCAATACTACTCTACCCGTACAGAGCCCACACTGTACCTATGGTGGCGGGAAAACCCGGACTTCTTCCGTATCGTCCTATTGGGTGCGTCCGTCATGAAGCAGTTAAACGCAACGCCGGGACAAAATGACGATGAATAACGAGCTGATCCCCTCATCTGCCTCCGGTGTGTTAGCAACCAACGAGCCGATCAACGGACTGAGCCAAGAGCTCTCCGCCAAGATAGCCACCAGCCTCAACGAGCTAAAATCTGATGAGCGGGCATACTCGGCAGCAACCTGGAGCATGGTCCGGCATTGCTGGGGACACTGGACTCTGTATTGCGGCCGGCGAGCCTGTGTCCCTTTGCCAGTAAATACGAGCATCCTTCGAGACTATCTACTTGAGCTGTCTCAATCCCTGGCTGTGAACTCAGTAGAGGCTCACCTGACCGCGATCAACTTCGTTCAACGCAATGCGGATCTACCCTCCGTAACGAGGGAGGGTAAGATCACCCGAGCCATGAGGATTATCCGCCGCCTGGCCGCAGAACGCCGGGAGACAGCCCGCCAGGCAATCCCTATGCGATTTGATGACCTGCGCCTGCTGGTATTGCTATATCGAGGCAGTGACCGGCTGATTAAGTTGCGAGATATGGCACTACTAGTTACGGCATACCACACCCTGCTACGTGAGGCTGAAGTTACCCGGCTGAAGGTCCGTGACATTGAGGACGGAGAGGCCGGCACCGGCGCCGTATACGTTGCGCAGACGAAAACCAACGTGTCTGGAGAGGCGGAATACCGCGTATTGTCTGATTGGGGGCTGAAGATTGTTCGTGATTGGATCAAGGCAGCCGAGCTGTCCCCGGATGACTACCTATTCTGCAAGGTGAATAAGCATAACCAGGCGGTGAAAGTCGAAAAGCCCCTATCAGGGGTATCGGTTGATAGTATTTTTGCCCGAGCATACCTCGCACTGGGGAATGAGCCCAAGGATACAGACCGCTATACAGTTTGGAGCGGGCATAGTGCCCGTGTCGGCGCCGCCTTGGACCTGGCCGCGTCAGGAGCATCGATACCGCAGATCATGCAAGCTGGTGGGTGGAAAAGCAGTAACACCGTGATGGGATATATCCGGCGGATCTCACTGACCGACAACCCAATCCTAAAGCTGACTGGCCTGGGCGGGCTTTAAGTCTTACCTGTTTGCTGGCGCCAGCGAGCAAACACAACAAAAACTAATGGAAATTTTACAAATCACAAAATACAACACTGGCCCATATATGAGAAAACCCGCACAGTCAGAAACTGTGCGGGCTCAATCATGGATAATGTACCGAACCCTTTAAAACGGTACTGGAGCATAATAGGCGTATACAATGGCAATATCAACAATAGAGCGCCTTGAAAAGGCACGGAAGACGCAGGAAAAGGCCCGAGAAAAGGCACTAGCACGTCAACAAGATCCCGCTTACATCGCTAAACAACGTGAGAAACAAGCGGCCGCCCGTATTAGGGCGTATGAGCGAGCTAAAGTGCGCCTGGCAGAGAAGCGAAGCCAACCGCCCAAGAAGACGATCCCCAAAGCCCCGATAACATCGCGAGGAATGAAGGGAAGGACTCCGAGCGCCATCGAGCGCAGACATATGGATCGAGTTGGCGCCCTCCCCTGTATCGCCTGCCTGCTGTTTGGCGTTACCACTTATCCAATATCTTTACATCATACAGCCGGTCGAGTTGACGCTGATGCGCATATGAAAGTCTTACCGCTATGCGATCACCACCACCAGCACGCGGCGCCGGCAGAGGTCCGGGCAATGTATCCATGGCTTATCCCAATCCATGCTGATATGGCGATCGGGGGAAAGTCTGCTTTTTCAGCCGCTGTGGCAAGCGAGCAACACCTATTGAGCGTAGTGGATCTGTATCTGGCAAGCGGGACTTTATTATAGACGCGTATTTACTAACGAAAAGTTTATCTGTATATTACATCGCTGTGATCGGAGTCTTGGTACTTAGTATTCACGTCTGTGTAGTTTTGGCAGTTCGGTAGTACGTTCGTCTTCCACGATGTGACAGGGTATAGCTGCCGTATCGTGGAATAGGATCCCAGATGTTCGCTTAGGGATTCCTCCTTACCAGAGAAATGGCTTTGTAGTACGACGGCATGTAGCACGAGACGGGGGCGTAAGCCCCCTCTCTTTTCCTGGTGGCTATCGCTGGGTGAATTTGGTCCCAAACACCTCTTAATCCTAATCATGCAACACGATGGCAAATTAAGGTGGGGTGTTTGACGGATGAGAGGCCAAGTTCATCCAGCGATACTTACCATCACTCACTTTGCAGTAAATCTTTTGCGCCCTGCTTTTGCAGGGTTTTTTTGTGGTTTAAAAATGAAACAATACTCCTCTGAATTAGCCATCCTACACAACAAGCTCCAGCTCTTAACAACGAAGTGGCTTAGGCGTAGCCATCTGCGTGTCAGATCTATCCGTATAGCGTGGATCTGCGCGATTGCATGGGCCCTGCTATACGTTTTCTGGCATTGGATGCTCCATGATATGACGCTGAATGAGGCTCTGTCCCTGCGCGTCCTATCCGCCTCTTGGGCTCCATTCATGGCAATGGCGGCAACCCTGGTTGTAATGCTGGTGGATACCGTTGATATGTCGATCTACCAATCACGCCGACGTAAGTTGCTTAAAAAGTTGTCAAAGCAGTGAATCATCAAATGAAGTTTTGACAAAATGACAAAATGACAAGCCCCGCCAATGCGGGGCTTTGTGTATCTGAGGGGCTGGCTTAATCGAGCTTGAGGTGTTTAACGATGAATGGCCATGTCGCGAGTAACCCAAATACATAGGCCCACTTCTGAGGCATTTTTAATTCCCTGATGCGTGCCGGTACGGAGAACTTGGTAACGATGACGACAATGGCGCCGGTGGTGAACCACACAACCAGGAAGATACACAGCAGTGTAAGCACGATCATTTTTTTAGAATCTCCGGCCAGTAGAGCACCAACTTGAAGGCGTGCATGAAGGCGCCTGGTAGCGTCATGCGATCGCTATCCATATACCCGCTTATGTAACGGGATACCAAATCAGGTCGAATAAACATAGCCAGAAGGCCGTTGAGGCACCAGAACAGCATAACAACGACGATCAGCTGGCCGATGAATAGAAGTGGGGGCATAAGGGTATACCAGGTAGCGAATCTCAAGAGATATTAATCTAACGAAAGTCGTATTACTACGAAGAAAACACCCTTGTTGATGATTTGTCGGTGGATACATGACGGAGTGTAACGTTAGTTGTCATGAAGCATAGGTAAAATCGGCACGTTTTGGCCGCAATTCCTCGGTAGATGAAAAATGGCATTTAATATACTAACGAAATGTATATATTTACATGTGACCGGCGGGGAAGCATTTACTTTTACCAAAGTTTCGGAGAAATCGCCGCGCAGCGAGTTTCACCTGCCGGTCACCCAAAAAATTACTAAATGCTGCCTACTCGGTGGCATTTTTTTATTGAGGCGCAGCAAATGGACAAAAAAATCCTGATTGCCTGCCTGTCTACCAGAACCCCCATCATTGCGGTGGCCGGCTGGCGCGATCAAATCCTGCACATCATCAAAATATCCCCACTCCCCACGGCTCGTACCGCGCTGGATAAAGAGCTCATCCCAGAGCTGAAAAAGTATCAGGAAAAAGGCTTCGACATTCTAATTGATGAAGCGACTCCCCGGATCTCCATTCAGCACGGGCGCCCTGTCCGCCTATCTAATGTGGATCCGATTACCGGCCGCCCAGTATTGGTCGAAGCGTTAATGACATACCAGGAACTCAAGCAGCAGATGGCGATCACGTTCCCGGCCGGAGAGTCATCACGCTATGACATCCCTTCGTCGCTGGTGGATGAGGACAGGGATCTAAATGGACGCCAGCGCTACAACGTAGATTGGGAGTCACTCAAACCCGAATCTGCCGCCCTGCTCCTCTGCGTCTATGCCACAACCTGCAATGCCGTGGATAGCAATGTGTATCTGAATGCCTTTATCAATGCACTCGATGGCACCGCTGCCCCTAAGATGAGTATCGCTGACCGCTTTAAGGCTGTGACAATCGACGCAGATATGGCCAGGGCCGCCGACTACCCATCGTATGCCGGTAAGAAAGGCACGCTATGACCATCACCCCACTTCCCCAAAAGCCGACCTATGTGACTTGCCCTCGATGCGGCGTACAACACCGTTGCTTCCTGTGTGGAGTCTGGGCTGGTATTTGCCTAGCGTGCGCGCTCTCTCGCGAACAGAGGAGCCCTGCTTGACTCTCAAAAACAATGAGCGCCAGCAGATCGGCGCCAAACTGGAAATGCTGTTCCTCCACCAGCCACCAAACACTAGCAACCAATTTGGTCGAGTTGTCGCCGTCACCGCTGGCGCGAATTGGTACACATTACGCCAGCTGGAGGCGCGGATCTTCGCTCGATTCCCTGCGCACCGAGACTCTCAAGCTGCCATTAGCGCACGGTTACGCGAAGTCTCGCCGGCTAACTGCGGGCTGGTTAAAGAGGTCCGAATCATTCGTTCGCCCGATAAAAACGTGTACCAGTACCGTCTTGTTCCGGCGCCACCAGACATGCCGGAGGCATCATGAGTAACTATCAACGTCTGGATGATCGGTGTGTCGAAAGCGTCGTAATTCGAACAATCCTACACAAAGAGGTATTGCAGCGAGCTAATGACCTATCGCTTAACTTAGACACTCATGAGGTATCAGGGGATGAGGTTTATCGGCACGACCTGGCTGCGTATAGGGCCTATGGCACACCAACGCTTCGTTGGGTAATAACCCTCTTGGCGAACCTCTCTGACGAATCAGAGCCACTTCCACAAGGGAGTACACTCCGCCTACCTGAAGCGGCCTGGATCCGAGAGCGTATCCGACATTACGAATCTGGCGGGGAGCTTAGCTAATGCCCATACCAGACAAGAATGAGTTCGGCCGCTATATCACCAAGGGATTAGACGAGAAGGCTTTTGTCCGGGTATTCCGCCGCATCGAGCAGGAGCAACGCCGAAACCGGCGCCAGGCTAAGCGTTCTCTCACGCCCAGCATGATGAAAACTCGGACCGTTGGGGATCTGATTAGCCTAGGGCGAAAGAAAAAGGACGGCCTATTCTTCACCCTGGAGGATATTCAGCAACTCAACCAGGCCCGTAAAAGCCACGCGAAGAAATTCAATCGACTGGTGGCCGGTATCACATACGCCGAGCTCATTTCCGGCTCGCTAAAAATCGATGTAGATCGTGCGAACAACCGCGTCACAGATGGGCGCGGTATTTCGTCGGCCACAATCATCATGCTGCAAAGCAACCAGCTCCGAATCCGGGTAAAGGCGTCATCTGCATCGGTTTATGAAGACCATGCCGTCCGAATCCGTATGGAGGAATGGGATGAACAACTACAGACCTGCCCACCGACAGACCCTGGATACGCCAAAGCAGTCAAGGTTGCTTGCGCTGGCCGAGTGAGTTTCGACTGTGACTGTGGCCGACACCAATACTGGTATCGCCACTTGGCAACCGTCGGCAATTACGCCCTAGCCCCGCCCAAAGAATTCGCGCCCCCGAAGATCAAGAACCCGGAGTACAAAGGCGTCGCCTGTAAACACGTCATCAAGGCTATGACCATGTTGCAGTCCACCAGCTGGCAACGCTTGCTGGTACGCCAAATGAAGATCCAGGCCGACAAGCGCGGTTATGGCGATGATAACAAGGCGCACTTCTTCACTGATGAGGAAGCCCGGGATGGGCGGAGAAACAGGAAGACAACGGTCAACCAAGATCGAGTCCGGGCGGAGCACGCACGCTACCTCGCAAGCCAGGAGGCCCTGAGCAAGAAAATGGGCGCTACCCGGGAGCAGCTCCAAAAATTACGAGCCAGCGCCACCAGGGCGCGGAAAAGGAGCCAGGAATCCATCGCCCGGGAGGCGGCCGCAAAACGCAAGGCCCGACAAGCAGAGAAAGAAAATGCGGCCCTTAAAAAAATGCTGGCAGCCCAAATGAAACTGCAAAAACAGGCATTTATTGATGCCTTTATCGCATCGGGGAAAAGCATCACCCAGGCAAGGGAAGCCTATGCAGTTTGGCTTGATAAACAAGGAATAACCAATGATTTATGACGACATGATAGAGCCTATCGCGTCACTGGTGCCGGGCGCGGCGCCGACGGTAGCCCCCCTTACCCCACAAACGACTGAGCCAGCCAAAACAGGCGGGGCATCCTTACCGCCGGTCGGCAATGACCAGGCGAGCATCGATCCTGCTGTAACCGTCCCGGCCGACGTAGACGCCAACATCGAGCCCGGATTCATGGAGCCATACCCGGAAACAACGACGGATCCAGACATGGCAGAAGACCTCCCGGCTATGCGCCCACGTTATCACCGTGATCGCAAATTTAATGAAACGACGAAGGCCCACTGGATCAAGTTTATTGAGCGCTCGCCATATCGGTTCGACGCCATTCTATACCGGGCCAAATCACTACAAGCGATCGAGAGTCCAGAGGGGTATGAGACACCAGAGTTTGGCGTTATCGATATCAACCAGGCGGACCCTGAATACCACGATCCCGAGCCGGTGGCCGTGCTGGACAGTCCCAGTGATAGCGAGGTCTTTGCCGCAATGGATAGCCAGGGAGAAAACGCCGTAGACGCCGATTCTGTGCTGGTATTACAGATCGCCGCCGAAAATGTGCCTGTAGGATCCGCACTGGAGTGGGTTGAAGACACAGCTGATGGAAAAGGTCGCCGGGTATGGTGGTACGTTCACCGTATTTTTAACTTAGGGACCACGGCATCGATCCCTCTGTATTACTGCATCCCGTGCCGCACCTTCTCCCGCGTATCCGAGGAGGCATGATGACCAATAGCATAATTGCTCGCTTTAATATCCCTGGCATGACGGCAACCGGGTTGCGAGAGGTCACATCAATACTGGATCTGGAAACCGGCGCCGGCAACTTCATCGCGGACGCCTTTGAAGGCGTCATCGTTACTGATACAGATGCACCCAGGAATAAAGGATTTCAGATATTCCAAAGCAAGGCTGTATCAGATCGGATCCTATGTGGACAATTCGACACTATCAATGAACTTCTCGCCAGCATGAGCGCGCGTGAGCACAAGGCAAACAGCCTCCCCATCATAAATATTACGATGCCACCGACATTCGAGATCTATGATGGCGACGCCTATAGAGATGTAGAGCAATACGCCCAACTGAAGGACTCTACTGGTAAGGTGATCGCGCTGGTGGACAAAGTGTTTACCCGCAGCTCGCTAAGAATCACTCTCTGCGCTGAAGACAAGCCAACCGTCACCATGCTCGCCAGTGCCCTTGCGACGCACTTGCGGCTATACACATCCAAAGGACGAGCCCGCTTTACAGCACAGACAATGCTGATGGGGATCCCCCTGCTGTTAAACGGCGAGATCGAAAACCCGAAAATGCTGTCATTCGATGCCCAAACACTACCGTTCGGCGACTCCCGTGTATACGCACAGACACTATCACTCGACATCGTGGGCGAAATACTCCAGGCCATCGAAGTGAAAGCAATACCCTCGCGCATCGAGGTATTCAGTGGAGCATTGGCTAAATGAGCAAGCAAAACTTTCTATTCGTTCAGAAGGTATTGCTTGCTGGTAAAGAGCTGGATAAAAGCATGATCCAGTCCACCAGCTACATCGAGCACGCCAACATGAACGGCAGTATCGTCATGATGGATATATCCGACGAAAACGGTTCATTCCGCGATGAGCATCGGATCCGTCAAAACACAACGCTGGAGCTGACCCTCGGTGATCCTGACGGCAGCGGAGTCTTATTTACGGAGCGCTTCACAGTCATCAAGGCGCCCACGTCATCCGGGCAAATGCGGATTTACGCCGTTCAGGCCGATATGAAAACGCTAAAGACCCCAACCACGACGCCCAAGTTTTTCACACAACGCCAGCCCGCGCAGATAATCCAAATGCTTGCTAAGGGGATCCCGTTACAGATTGGCCGGGTAAATGGGCTATGCACCTATCACCTAGATATGGGTGAGACGCCCTCTGCGCTTCTCAGGGAGGTTGCAACCGATCATGCCGCCTTATGCTACTGGTCGCGCGGAAAACTCTGCCTAGTGCCATATAGCGAGGCATTCGCCCAAGCTCCGATTTTGACACTCGAAGCTCATAACCCCAAAGCAGAACACACGATCGGGACGTACCGCTGGATCGACGATGAGCACGCCTCCGCAGAGAAGAATACGAAGCGCTATGTTTCCTACTCGATGACGGAGGGGATCCTGGCCGGTGCCGGCGCACCAGATGCCCCTGTTGAGTTTGTCCCTATGGCTACACCGACACAGCTGATGAACAGAATGAAGCATATTCGTCCTGCCCTTGAAATAGAAACGGCCGGATACGGCGCGCTACAAGCTGGAATGATGGTGGGTATCCGCATCAACAAAATGAACGCAGAAAACGTACTGGATGAGTCTGTGCCACCGGTCATGATAATCCTCAACATTACTCACCACGAAACCCAGAAAAACTACACCTGCAAATTGCAGTTGGGGGTGTTGTGTGGCTAAACCTATGACTGCGCAGTACCGCGCCAAGGTGATCAGTATCGAGCACCCTGGCGGCTTGATGATGGCTCAAGTAAAAGTAATGGGATTGTGGGATGGCATTCCGAACGATGACTGCCCATGGGCTGAATACCTCCTCCCTGTGGGCGGAAGTTTTGTCCCGTGCAGCCCAGGCGATTTAGTGTGGGTTGACTTCCCCTATGGTGGAGACTCCCGCCTACCAAGGATCGTAGGGGCCGCCCAAGATGCGCCAGGGGGTAAACCCAACGTCCCCCCTGAATCATGGAACGGACCTGGGGCATATAAACCGGAACGCAAGGATGGCCAGCCACCAGCGCCCCCTATCACTCCTACCAAAGATTTCGTGTTCAAACGCAACGGGCTATTAGAGCGGCGCACGGCCGGCGGCGGTTGGTCGATCACACATACCCTTTCAGGTACTGAGTTAGGTATCAATGACTCAGGCCAGGTCACTATCCTCAGCGCCAAGAACGTGTACGTGGAAGGCACCGAGGACATTACAGTTAAGACGGCCAAAAGCATAAACCTAAACGCCTTGATCGATATCGTGATGAAAGCTGGTGGGAAAGTCAGCATTGAAGCTGACGGCAAAGTCAGTATCCTCTGTGCAGGTTTGGACGTTGACTGGAAGTAAATGAGAGCTAAACGACCGGGGCGACGCTTATCTGTTTTTTCAATAAAAACTAACGCAATTTGATATGATTTCACCATTGATAATGGCATAGCGATTCAGAGTCCCTGACCGGGAGTATTGGCAACCAACATGAGCAAAAATTTTTACTTCAGAAGCGCAGAAATCAATAACCTATTCACAACTGGGGAACTCCTTCGAACATCTGGGCAGATCAGTTATGAGCCAGAACGTGGATACTTACTGTTTTTCCAGCCTGTCATCCGAACAGAGAAAGCCATTCGCTACTATGTTAGCCACTCCAAAGGGGTGCGCCGCCCTCGCTACTGGCAGAACCTACAGCGGGCCGTTAATTTTGCCAGCCGCAGTCTAGGCATCGCTCAACTCTCTATCTCTGGCCTAGAGCACTTGGGCGCTTTAACCTCTCCTGATGACAATTAAAAAACTAACGGAATGTTTATTTTTAATTGACACAAAGAAGTTGTCAGCATTACCCTCTAGCCGGCGGACTAACCATCCGTCGGCTCTTTGCATAACAGAATGAGCTCTTTCTTTCGGCCGGTGGCGGGGGCGTCACGAGACTGAATTTAAGAGTTCATCCTGTTGTGGTGAATTGCCCCTATGCGGTGGCGGTATGCCGAAAGCATCTTCCTTTAGCAGCCTGGTATAGAGCCGTCATGACCTGGCAGTGCATGACACCGGGAGGCACCCGGCGCCACAACCCCACTACTTACAGGTTCAGAAATACAAACAGGTAAACCATGGAACACCCATCACCAGCCTCTACAGCCACCAGCGTAATTCCGCTGGAGCTCTCTGTAGACCAAATCAAAGCTATGGCTGAGTTCGTCGGCTTGCGCGTCTCCGCTCCCTCTGACGTATCCCTGGGCACCACGTATATCGTTACCGAAGGCAGGATCCCGTCTTTTGAGGACGACAAGGGCCAAATGACTCCCGACTACTCCGGCCTCATCGTCTATACGAACGAGCTACCGGAAGACGAGTCAGGCGTACTAGAGCTAAGCCACTAATCCCTGGCTAAGTGGTTACGGGAGGCGTACAGCGCCACATAACCATAATCGTTATAGCCTGGCCGCCATTTGACGTCCGGGCGCACAGTGAAAAACTCCGGCAATGCACACTCTTGGTTGGTGGCACTGATACGTCATATGCCCCTCACACGCCGTCCGGGTACGCAAAGTTATCGCTTCAAACGGAGTTTTTCACCGTGCGGGAAGAACAACGATGACAGTCTGATTAGAGCGGCAACATCGAAAACCCTAAAGCTGGTGGATGGGAACAGCAAGAAGCCGATTTTCAGCCCGCACTCCCCTTATCGCGCTATTAGCTCAGAAGGATAGAGCAGCCGCCTCCTAAGCGGCAGGTCGCCGGTTCGACCCCGGCATAGCGCACCACATTAATTCCCTGAATGAAAACGTATCTGACAGTTGTCGCATTGCTGGCTCTATTAGTCTGCCTATATCCATATCGTGCATCTGAGTTGGTTAAGCGATCTGGAGTACCCGAAAGATGTTCGAGAGTCGATTAATGCCAAAGCCAAGGCTAGTCAGCGAGCGATGTTGCGTGAAAATGAGATCGCCCAGGCCAAGGCTGAAGCTCAGAAAGTAATTGAGGCTGCCCGAGGCCAAGCAGAATCTACCATGATCCGGGCCAAGGCTGACGCGGACGCTATCGCCCTGCGGGGCCAAGCTCTACGCAGTAACCAAGAAGCGTTGCAGCTGGAGGCTATCAATAAGTGGAATGGCGCTCTGCCTCAGCATATGACGAGTGGCACCACGGCTCCCTTCATCAAGGTGAATTAACGCTCCTCTTACGACAAAGGGCCATCAGCTGGTGGCCCTTTGTCTACTTAAAATCCTGCTATTTCCCTTTAGAGGGGCCATTCCCCCTCCCCCCACCAGACGGACTCCCCGTTGTGCTCGGCCAGTTACCGCCGGGGCCAGGATGGCTAGATGGGCCTCGGCCACCAGATGAACCACGCGGTGCAGACCCCCCTGAACCACTACGGGAACCAGAACTACCTTTGCTCATAGACCCTCCGCTATACAGGATGACACACATCCTCACAGTATAGCCGCTCCCAATATTGTCGTAGGGTTGTAAGCAATCCATGATACGCCTCTCATCGCCTCTGGTCGGTTTTGACTGCATCGCTTTATTGTGCTTTTATCACATGACAATTTTGTCATTTGAGAGTCCCTTAAAATGAAAGTTTTGTCATTCCTTAACCCTAAAGGCGGGACAGGGAAAACTACCGCCGTGATTAACATCGCAACGTGCCTGGCTCGCTCCGGCAATCGGGTGGCTGTTGTCGATACCGACCCCCAGATGAGCCTGACAAACTGGAGCAAAGCGGGGAAGGCAAACTTTGAGGTATTCACCGCAGACTCTGAGAAGGACGTGTACCTAGTCCGCAAAGAGCTGACGGATTATGACTATGTGATCATCGATGGCGCAGGCTCGCTATCTGTAATCACTTCCGCCGCAGTGATGGTCAGCGACCTAGTGATCATCCCGGTATCACCATCCCCGCTCGACTTCAGCGCATCCGGCAGCGTAGTCAACGTATTGGAGGCCCAAGCATACAGTCGGCCTGTCGCTGCCTCATTCCTGATCACTCGTAAAGTGAACAATGCAACCATGCTGGATCTGCTCAAAGCCAGCCTGGCTGATACCAATATCCCTTACTTCAAAACGGCCCTGGGCAACCGGCAAACCTACGTGAAAACGTTAGTGAATGGGGATACCGTATTCGACTCCAAGGACGGAGCAGCTAAAGGCGAGGTAGAGGTACTATCGCTAGAAATTCTTGCCCTTTTGAACAAATGACAAAATTGTCATAACATCATTTGAGTGTTTGAGTAAAACAGCAGGAATCCAGATATGGCCTTAAACAAGATGACATTCGGCACTCACAGCCAGCTCGATGAAGTGTTGAAAAATACCAAGCAGGAAGCGAAAGAGAGGAAGGTAAAGCGCGTGCAGGTAGAGCTGGACGAACAGCTCCATGCTGACTTCAAAGTGGCCTGCATCAAGAACAACACCAATTTCTCAGCCGTCGTAACCGGGCTGATTAAGCAGTGGATGAAAAAGCACGCCTGACAATTCACTCATTTTGTCATTTGACAATTAGTCATTCCGAAAGCCACCACTAGGTGGCTTTCTTCGTCTCATCTAGACTCCATACCTATTGCCTTTCCACGATGGAGGATTCCATACTGTATGAGGTCACTACTAATAGACAAAGGCACTTCATGGAGTCCAGTAAGGCGACAGTATTCAGCGAGAAAATGAAGCGATTTCTCATGAGTAAGGTGATGATTATCACCTATGGCATATTTTTTTTATTGGTTATCCCCGGCGTAGCTCTCTTTACCAACGGTGCGACCATAAACATGGAAAACCTAGATAGGTTAGGCAGCTACTTATCAGGTATCGGCACTGTCGTGGCCGCCGTAGCTGCCGTATACGGGATTAATGGGTGGGTAAAGCAACTAACACATGGGAAATACTTAGATATTATCTGGGAAGCAAAAATAAACCTACGCAAGGTTTATTTATCTAAAAATTCTTGGTATGGCTACGCAAAAATAGCAGCGACAAAATGCAACTCTAAGCTAGACAATGAGGCGAATGAATATTGGGACAAGCTGGATAGCGCTTGTAAAAGCCTATCCACTAGTTTCAGCTCCATAGATCAAATAATAGTACGCGATGATTTCAAATGGCAAAATCAAGCCACTGATCTCCATAGACTTCTCAAGGATACAAATAACTTACTGAAAGAGCTCATAACAAGCGATGAATCTGAACAGAAACTCCATGAAAAAAACAAACTTTTCCATTGCTATTACAATTCTCTTCTAAATCAATTGGATGAGCTTGAAAAAAAACATTCAAAGTAGAGCCACCCGAAGGTGGCCCTACACCACTATTTTTGGATGATGGTTGTATTGATGCTAATGCTATTGCCGCTAATGCTCCAACCTCCAGCTAAAACAGTACCAACCACTAGCGCCAACGCAAAAACTGCCTGAATTACTCGCATACGCACACCTCATTAGGCTGCGGCATAGTGATTTGATACGCATGAATATCAAATCAAAAACACAAAAGCTCTTTCCCATGCCTATTAACGATACGCACCCCTGGACATGCCATTCATTTCCACATGAATGGGGGTTCGGCCTAAAACACATGGTATATACTACATATCAGAACCTGTGGCGCAAAGTTAAATTCATTGATTTGATATAAAAAGCGTATCACTTTCACATCCGCATATAAGCAAACAGATGCTTAATAATTAAATCGATTTAACTCTTATTAAGGCTTAACATTCTTAACGATTGAAGTCATGTAGAATTCTCGCTCCGAACGTGTTAAGTTGACTTAACACAAAAGCTCTTTCCCATTCTTATGAGAAAGACATTGGAGAGTAGCTTTCCACCTGCTCTCCAATAAAGAAGGCCACCAATCGGTGGCCTTCTTTGCATCCGTCGCTGGTGGGCTACTATCAGCGCCCTATCGCAGCGATATCAGCCTTCAGTCGGGGCGCCCACGTCAGCGCTACCCGAGCAGTTACCGGACTGATTAGCTTACGCTTCACAGCGTCATCCAGAACCGCTTTGCCGCCCGGCTTTGTTGTGAGGATCAGCAGAGGGGAAAACATCTCAAACACGCCATCTTTTTCTGCCTGGTGCAACGTGTACGGGTCAGCCATCATTTCGATGAACGTGTACTCATAGTTAACGCCATGCTTCTCACAGTGCTCCTTCTCCATCATCGCCAACTTCAACATGCAATCAGCAGGATCACCATGGCAGGTGTCCAGAACCTTGTTCACCGTCTCCTGGTCCACACCATACGCGATCGTCTTCACCTTCTCCTGGTCGTTGAAGTTCAGTGGCGGTAAAACCCGTGCATTGGAGTACATTGAATAGGCCACCAGCAGGACAAACAGCACAGCTGCAATCTTCAGTAGCTTTTTCATGCTGGCTCACCTGCAACCGGATGGAATTGTTCGCCGATCCATTCGCACTTATACGGGCGTGGGTAATCATCGTTGAAGTGAATGTGATTGAGGAGCTGACCATGACCATCCTTCACTCGCATGAGACAGCGCTCATATAGATCCAGGACTGGCTCCATACGGAGATAGTCCATATCCCTAAATTTGCTGTAATCAGAAATCTTGAGGGTGATCGTGCCATCCAGAGATTGTGCCACCAGGCCAGAGATTGTGCCCAAAACAGCCCCTTCCAGATCGGCAGCCTTCAAGCCACGCACCTGTCTGGGTAAGTACAATGAATAATCGACGTTGTTGGTCATTTATAAGCGCATCGCTAAGAAAATAGAACCCGCCTACCGTATTCGTGACAGGTTGTCACGACAAGATAAATATCAATAAGTTGCATCAAATCTGACTCAGATCAACAAAAAAATACTAACGGAAAACGGATTTTGTTTAAATATGGTTTCACTACAGCGATAATCCCCTGCAATCGGCTGAGATAGAGCCATTTCATGACGACATGGAGCTAATGACTCATGGCCCGTTTTACAGACAAACACCCAAAGATCACCACCCCGAACATGTACCAGGCGATCACCCGTCTTGAGCAAGCAGGACTGACCTGTGCCGGTATAGCACTTCAGGACCGATCTGGCGCTGTCATCGCTGTCGTTAAGCCTACTGGCTCCATCGGCTGGTGCCACGAAAACAGTATGCAATTCGCCTGCGAGGGAGAGTAACGCCATGGCCTCTATCGCCACAGAAAACAGCGTCTGCTCAGGGCACGATGGCTTCCCTCCCCGCCCTGCGGTATCTGGCGTAAGTCAGTTCAAAGTCGCAGGAGTCCCCGTACTGGTGGATGGCAGCCCGTTTGCTATGCACGACAAACCCAATAACCCGCCACATGGGGGCGTCGCCATTGGCTCTCGTACTCAATTCAAAGTGGCGGGGAAAAGTATCGCTCTGGTCGGCGATCCGGTGAGTTGTGGATCGGTAATCGCAACCGGGGACGGTAAATTCAACGTCAAGTAGGAGCATCTTTTGAACCACAATGCCCACCCATTCCGACTCTACGCCCCCACCAGTAAGAGCATTGACCCCATGAAAGCCATCCGCGATGCCCGCAGCGCACGCTTGCGAGGTCGCTCACCAGGCTCCGCCGCACCAGCGCCGGCCGCCACACATCAAAACCAACGGAGTAATGAATGAGCCTATTAGGAAAGCTATTCGGTGGATCTACCGCCACCGGCGTTATTGATTCCCTAGCCAATGCTGGCGATCGCCTGTTTACCAGCGATGAGGAACGGCTCCAGTGGCAAACTATGATGGAGAAAATTAAGACTCAGCCAATCGCTATGCGAGAAATGGTCAACGTGATCACCGCATCATCCACCAGTCCATTCGTAGCTGGCGGCCGCTCAGCCATCCAGTACGCTCTCGCTATCATCATCGGATACAACCTGTGTATCCGTGACATGCTGATCTTGCTCCTCGATCGACATGGAGTATGCCAGCCGGCATTCGGGATGGAGCAGTTGCTCGGTATTCTGAAGATGTTCTTCGGTGGCATGTAATGCTGGAAAAACCAGAACACCAGGCGGCGTATGCCGCCTTAAAAGCCGCAGGTGGGCTTGCAACGCCACGGGCGACACATACAGCGAGTAATGTGAGAAAAGCGGCTAGCGGCCTGCTAGCGACGTTTTCCAGCCTGGTTTGTAGCGATGTGAAATACCCGACCAATAAAATCGGTGACGAGATCGCTTATCTACGCACCGTGCCCGATATGCTTTCCGGCTTCGCGCCAGCCTGCGCTGGCCTACTTGATGTGATCACCGAAACGACGTCGCCTGATCACATGATCACGTTGAAGTTAGGATGGGAGATTCACTGCAAGGCTGATCACCTACCGGCCGACACAATAATGCCAGCTATCACAGCTGTCACGGACGACAGCCGCACAGCGGCAGCGCTAGCAGCATTAGAGTCCATACACACGGACGCTATCAACGGAACGATGAAGCAGATTAACGCCGCACTGAGTATGACCATATCGTCTGGACAGACCAACGCCTCCGCGCCACAGCTTGTGCCTACACTGCCGGATCACCTCATCTTAGCGCTGCGATCGGAAGTCGCTACGCTGAAACCGCTGATTAGCGCCGCTGCTGCCACCAGGCAGCCAATTGACGACCTGCGCGCTGCCGGCCACACCTCACTATCCACCAGCAAGATTGCTTTTCAGAATGCGATTAACGTTACTATCTTGGCGAATGTCAGTGCTGGCGGCGCCATGCGCGAAGCCGCCCTGGCTGTTATGCCTGAAAACGTCAGAAGTGCTATAATCCCCGATTAAAAATAAATTTATTTTGCAATCATTATAAAGCGACTCCAATAAGTATGAGGGTCGCTTTTACGCAATCAAATCCTTTTCCACATATTGCAAAATGCCTTCTTACAACGTAAGAATATTAACCGACTCGATTGAATCATGGTTCACACCATGATGTTTGTTAACAACAAAGGAAAGTTGGTTACTATGATAAAGAAAATAATTATCACATTAGTTTCATTTGGCGTAACTGGCTGTGCAGGAATGAAAGTACCTGATTACTCTGAAGTCAAGTCCAGCCCTCACTACGAAGAATGTCGAAAATTTGCCGCAGAGGTTTATAAAAACAATGGCTATAGCAAACTAGCCAACACAGTAATACTTAATATGGATGATGGAAAGGCTCAAGCCATTGTGTCAGGTTGCGTAGTGACAATGAGTAAGCCGAGCATAGATGAAGCCAAAATCGATCTAAATCAAAAATCCATTTCCTATGGGATGCTCAGTGGAGCCTGTTACAACACATCATGTAAAATAGATGTAAAACAACAACTAAAAGCCTACACACTGGGAAGTTACTATGCATCAACAAAAAAATTCCCAGATCAAATGAAGGCTGAATTTTAAGGAAGGATGATGACGCGTACTTTTAAGCTAATTTCATTAACAATTTTATCATTACTACTTTATGGGTGTGCATTTCCAGATAAGGATGGTGACTTTGGCGCATATGTGCACAATTGTCAGCAATACGCATATGGGAAATCTTATCCTTTCAAAAATAGAGACTTTGCATATAACATCTGCAAAAACGCTGCGAAACTATGGGGTGATGAAGTTCCAGCTTATGTAATAAGACAAATCCAACTTCATCCAGATATTCCAGCCGATGAGATCAAGTATGCAGCGATGGCTGGATCATTAGGGAATAACTAGCTGTCTATCTGAACCATGCTCTCACCTTTGATGGTGAGAGCATTTTACAAATGAAGCATTAATGTGACGAACCATAGGCCAGTGCCTAACTCCTGATCAGTAAAGGTCTAATGATTTAGTTTTAATCAATCCAGTGACGGGATCCCATCGTGTGAGACATGAATAAAACCCAACTTAATTCATTGAAAGTTAGATTCTTACCACAAAATACTAACGCAGAATACCTTGATCCTGTGGACCTATTCGGGGTAGGATCAGGCCGTTTTCGGTTTTTCCGAAAGCAGAAAAAGAAAAACCCCCAAGATAAGAGAGTAACTTTGGCGAGGAACTCTTAATCACTGGGGGCTAGTATCAGCATCGCGTAACCGCGAGGGCTTCGCGTTGCTTAAAACTGTAGAGATCATAACGTCATGCGTATCAAATATCAACATCCAGCCGCGCCAATAAGCGACGGCGGTCGGTGACACTAAAGCACAGCAACCAACTACAAGCCTGCTGCCGGTTCCTTCCCTGTATCGACTCAGTGCGCAACACAGCTGAAACTCTGGCCTCATATGCCAAGAAGACACATATCGGCTGGGTATGCTTTCCTAAAATCGCCACTCTGGCTAACCTGGCGGGCGTATCTCTGCGCACAGCGAAGTACCATCTGCAAAAGCTGGTGAAATTAGGCGTTATCACGATCAGCCACCGGCATTATATCTGCAAAAAAACCGGGCGCCGCCGACAGGCCGCCAGCCTATACACCTTCTGTACCGGTCGGATCATGCAGTTCGCCCACCAGCTGAAAACGCGGAGCAAAGCTAAGCAGGTCAAGGGGCCCAATAACATTGCACTCTCAAATTGCCCACCAAGATCAGTTTCTTTCAGAAACAAACAGAACACAGGCTCTTTTTGTTCGAAAAATAAAAACCAAACAGCGTTCCAGCATGATCGATACGCTGAGGCCAACCGAATTGCCGAGGAAAATTACCGAGAACGACAAGCTATTCAGTGCGACGCCTCTAAGCATCTGCAAAAAATCCGGGATCTGTTCAAAATCAGGGCTTAGCAGTAGATGATGTGTACGGAAAAAATCCGTACACTTGAGGTGGTGGGTTGTTTTATGTACAATGAGTACAGGTAAGTTTTATCTTGTGGGAGAAGTACCATGGCTACAGCACGCTTAGACCTGCGATTAGACCCAGAAATCAAAGCGAAAGCAGAGAAAGCATCGGCTCTGCTCGGATTGAAAACTCTAACGGAATATATCGTTCACATTGTTGATAATGACGCAAAGAGAGTAATTGCTGCGCATGAAAGCATTGCTCTACCAAACGACATTTTTGACCAATTTATGAATGCTTGTGAGCAGGCAAAAGAGCCGAATTCGGCCCTGAAATCAGCCCTATCATTTACCCGTGAAAAGGGCATTAAATGAATAATGGGGCAGAGTTTAAGGAGCTGAGTAAGGCTGAGCATGACAGAGAGTCTTTCGACTGCGGTGAAACAGAGCTAAATGATTTTATTAAAAATTTCGCGTTAAAACACATGCGGGTGGGCATCAGTAAGACAATGGTTTTACCGGCTACTGATACCCTGCCCAATAACAAACATCCCATCTGTGCTTTCTATACCGTAGCCCCAAGCTCAATTACCCGAGACTCACTCCCGGTAGATCTAGGGAAGAAACTCCCCCACTACCCTGTCCCCGTTTTCCTGCTTGCCCAGCTATCTGTTCACATTGAAAATCAGGGTGATGGCTTGGGAAAAATAACGCTAATCAAAGCATTAGAGTATCTATGGAATATTCACCACTTCTTACACGCTTATGCTGTAGTAGTGGATTGCTTAAATGATAAGGCAGAGAGGTTCTATCGTAAGTATGGGTTCGAGACGCTATGCACCAATGAAGGTCGCGTAAGGCTATTTTTACCCATGAAGACAGTTGCTAGACTATTCTCCGAATAAAATAACTACGCCCCGCCTGGCATGGAGCAACTGGATAAAAATGCCTAAGCCATTGGGGGCGAATTAGATTTTTAAAATCACCAATGCAAACGAGACATCAGTTAAACGTACAGTTACTACCTGACGGAGCTCCAATAATCATGACCATTTTTTCACAAGTAACCGTCGTTTTTTGTCCTTTTCTCAGCTCAGACGCTTTCATCTTTTCTGATTCGTTCATGTAAAGACGCACAGGCAAGAGGCGATTACCGCTCTGGAGTTGGACAACCACATTATTCGCAAAGTCTTTATTGATATCCTGAACCACACCAGTAATCTCGACGCTGCGCCCTCCGATCTTATCGTCGGCAGCAACCTCATTAGCATTATACAGCTCAGCTAAAGATTTTGCCGTTGTGCGGTAAACATTATCACTAGATATACTAGCTTTAGGTGTGGGAACAACCGGTTTCGTTTCAGCCGTCATTTGATTAACAAGCTCTTTTACAAATCCTGTATCCATCATGAATTTAGCCGCATCATGACAGGAATCGATCTCAGTTTTATCCTCTGTGAAAAATCTATGTTCTTTCTTTAACTTATTGCCAAACATTGCGCCTAGCGTGGCTGTATTATAGATAATGTCATAAGTATCAGTATTTTTCTTCATTCCATCTGCTGCTCTACCTATAATTTCGTCCTTAGAACCTCCTTTTAGTGTTTGCTCGCAACTGCTAGTAGCAAGCATTTCAACATAGTTTGATAAATAGCTACGATATGGCTGTATATTACTTGGTGCTGATCCAGCAGCGATAGACATAAAAGAGCAAAATGTAAGCGATATGATTATAGGCTTTATCATTTTTATCATGACTTCACGATTCCTAAGTGGTTGTATAATTATATTTGATACAATTTTAATTGTATTACTTTTATATTTACAATTCAATTAGTTGCTTGCGGATACCGGGTGTTCTTCATCAAATTTATTTGCTTAGTAAAGCAGATTTAGGATAAGCATTCTCATTGTAAGTTGCTGCTGTCAGGTCATACACACGCTTTCTGGCATTCCTATCTTGGTCATTTTCTTCATCGCACGCACAATGACCAAAGCCTCTACATCCTCTACATCCTCTACATCATAGTCCTGTAGCGTTCAGTGAATCACCGAACAGTTGTTTGACTCTGTACATCACTGTTTCCATTATTATCATACCAGATGAGCGACTTCACCCCGAGTGGGTGTTTTAAAACTGACATTAACCGGCTTTCTTTGCCCTCTTGCTGACACTGGTGTAATCCAAACTGCGCTGAGGTCACATCCCGTGATATGGGCTTTGCTGACTCATACCAGGCTTGAATCGCCTCATCATCCAGCTAGAACGTGACGAAGCCACAATCGACTATGATTTTTTTGTAGTGGCGCGAGCTGGCGAGCCTGAGCATCTGCTTTATCATGGGACTCCCAGTATCATCAAATGATGCGTGATCTGGTCCTTCAACGCAGCAACAGTTCGATTTATTCAACAAAGCCTGCTCTAGGATGAGAGTGGAGGATATTTGGCGGAGATAGCAGGATGCCTGATTGAAATTTATTCATATGAAAATTAATGATTTTTATTTATAGTATTTTATAAATACCCCCAATTGCGCCACATTAAGTATGCAAAAGAGGGTATAAAACATCATAAGTTATTCACCAAATTTAATTACTACTCATAGTCTAGAATTGAAATTTTCCTTTAACATTTTGCACTACTTTTGACTCATATTCTGAGTAACTATCAAGATATTGCGTATCCACATGGTAAGATTCTTCAATACTGTAAGTAATTGGTTTACCTTGGGCATCTTTTCTTTTTCTATGATATCCAAAGAATTTAGCATATCTTTTGGGCGCAACTCCCTCGAAATTCTCAAACAAGACTTTATCAGGTGCAGGGCTTTGATCAGTTTGGCAAATAGTATCGTCATGCAATTGCAATGCAAGACTTTTTTCATATGGCTCGATGTAAACTACGCGTTTTAAGCCAGCCGCGACTATATGACGAGCGCAAACATGGCAAGGGTAGGTTGTACAATATAAAGTATTACCAGTTGTGCCCATGTTTGTGTTTCTAGCTAATGAAACTATAGCATCCATCTCAGCATGTACTGCACGAGAATATTCTATTAGATATTTTGCTTTGGTTTTTTTCATTATTGATTCTGCAATTTCTTCTGGGCTAGGCACATCAAAACTTTGTAAAATTGCTGTTATTTCTTTTTTTAAAAGAGCTTTATGCTTGTCATTATGGCATCCATTTTTATTAAAACATCTTCTATCTTTTTTGCTTTCTGTTGTGTAAAGCCCACCGCCGTATTGTGGAACATCATTTCTACCAGTAGAAATGATATTACCAGAAACATCCATTATTGATGCTCCTACCTGGCGAGAAAGGCAAGCAGACCCTAAAGAAGCTGAGTATGCAGCATACATACCTGACTCATCTTTTGATGGAGTAATATTACTAGACCCATGAATAAGGTCTATAAATCTAAGGACTGACTTTTTCATAACCTCCGTATCAAGATTTTTTATAAAAAAATCAGCCAGTTGTAATGTTTCTTCAACTTGCTGACCAAATTTATTGGATGATTTTCTGTCTCGCTCAATTATTTTTTGTATATCGTCTTCTTTGATGCCTTCATCCCGCAAGTTTTGTATACGCTCAGCTACAGTGCGTAACAACCCGACTAAATAAAAGTTATTCTTATAAACCTGATTCAAAAGTTCAACTTCTGCTGGGTGCTTTATTTGATCAATTATGTAAGCAGTCTTTTTAGTATTTTTAGTGATCTCTGGCTTATTATTTCCATAAATACTCTCTCTTAATACTTGAATTTTTAATATTGCCAACTCAGCACAAATAAAGCTCTTATGGTTTTTTCTTAAATCATCCCCAAGATCTTGTAATCTATTGTATCTGTTATAGCTGTTAAGAGTTTCTATATTAGCCTTGGTAACTTCTGAAATAAGATCACTTACTCTGACATGTTCTACATGGTAACCATGTTGTTTTAAGCAATGTATAGTTTGTTCTTTGAGGGTTTTAATACCCGAACCTATAGCACCACACAAGCCAATTATTAGCTCTTGAGAACGTCTACCTTTAATGTCGCTAATGCTATCTGATTTATCATGAGCTTCCCATTGATGCACTGGGATAATATTCTCAGCTGACTCCGCCATATAATTTCTCCAGAAACTTTAATTAATGTCTTTATCTGGTGTTTTAAACAAATAATATAAACCGCCCTAATATGCGGTTGTTTTTTATAATTATATATTACCAATTAATTTTAGACGATGCTGACAAAACCTTTTTTAAGGCTTTATTCATTTCTAATGATTTTTTTCGATCTAAAAAACTCTCTACCTTATTAAAAGACGCAGAAGGTTTTGTAGACTCAATATGCTCTACTAATTTTTCTTCTTTTTCAGCAGTCTTCAATAAGTAAATCATAGTTTTTTCCTTAACATTGCCTCAAGCAAAGGCCGCACGATTATACTTACACCACATTTTTTTTCAATCTACTATCTAAATCTTTACTCTAAAGATTACTTTTAAGCAAGGTGATGATGATAAGTTTTCAAAATCTCTATATTTAGTTGCATAAGCAACATCTAAATACCACATGTAGTATTTCGTGAGCAACTTCGAACAGCTCCATTGAATAAATCGAACTGTTTCTGAGTTGAAGGACCAGATCACGCATCATTTGATGGTACTGGGAGTCTCATGGTAAAGCAGCCTGTTTAGGCTCGCCAGTTCGCGCAACTACATGTACAGAGTCAAACAACTGTTCGGTGATTCACTGAACGCTACAGGACTATGATGTAGAGGATGTAGAGGCTTTGGTCATTGTGCGTGCGATGAAGAAAATGACCAAGATAGGAATGCCAGAAAGCGTGTGTATGACCTGACAGCAGCAACCTGCAATGAGAATGCTTATTCTAAATCTGATTTATTCAACAAAGCCATATCAAAACAAAAAACATATTCCAATTCATATGGATAGCGTACAAACAAAGGGAAATATTCCACCTTTTCGCTCCGCCCAGCAATGAAAGCGGCCAGACATAACACTATGTTCGACGTAGTGATAAAAAGTGAGGGACGCCTTCACCTTTCCCTTAGAAAATTTTCTATTTTCTCTTAGCAATCATGATGGTTTGCTCTATCATAGTAGACGGTAAAAGTAAGGCTGCGCGCTAACCATAGGTTTAGCGCCGTGTCTGATACTAAAAAATTTAACAGTCGATTACTCGACATTGCTACCCGTGCGGCTGAAGTTCGTCAGTTCGCCGTGTCCCCTCAATTCCAGTCCAACCAGTTTATCCAGGATCCGAGCGCTCGCAGCAATGCGATCGTAGCGGCGATGGATAACATCCCGATGTTTGAGTCCGTTGATCCCGCGATGAAGCGTGCCATTGGTACGGCGTGGGGCTCTGCCCTGGCTGAGCACGTCAACATTACGGGCCAGATGCCACGGGATGAAGTTTTGGCCTCCAGCCACAAAGCTCTGCAAAATCTTCTGGGGATGGGCGCCGGCCAGATCGCTTCTGCCACTCATTCGATGATGCTGGAGTCCGTGAGTAAAGGCTCCCTGTCTACCTCTGAAGGTGTGATTAACCGTGCCGTTATGGCCGCAATGATCCTGCCGGTTCAACTAGCCTCTGCCACCTCCGACGCATGTACTTTCATCCCATGCGAACACGACCTGACGGAGATCTTCGAGCTGGAGAATACTGCCGGTTCAACCTTCGGGGACTACAAGGCTGGTGAGAAGCTGAACGTCAGTAGCATGGGCCAGTACTCCCAGATGCGTCAGTTCCATCTGTTCCCGAAAGCGCAGCAACCGGACGGGACGAAGACTACCTTCAAGTTCAGCACCAAAGACGACTGTCCGGCTGGCGTTCTGATGCCGATGCGCCCGAAACGCACGACTCTGTACGTGAATCGCAAGCGTATTGGTGTCGCGAACGTAGACGGTAAGCTGTACGGCCAATACGTCCATAACAGCACCGCATACACCCTGGCGGGCACCGTCAACCATGCAGCCGGTGAGCTTACCGTAACCTCCTCGAATGCGCTGCCAGATGGACTGGAGCTAAGCCTGGATTTCGATTGCGATATCGAGAAAGCACCAAGCTTGATCCCGACCATTACCCATACTCTGCGCAGTTGGGAAATGTTCCCGTCTGAATCCATTATCGCCACTGAGCACACGATTCAGGCCCTGATGGCCCTACAGCGTGAATTTGGCATGGATCTCGGCGCACTGGGTATGAACGCGGCACGTTCTCTGATGGCTGACGAGAAGGATAAAACCCGCCTGAAGCGTATGCTGCAAGCGACTACTCGCCTGACTACTTTCGACATTGCTACGCCGACCTCCCAGACCTTCAACGACTACATGCAGTTGCTGAAGACCAAGATTAACGGCATGAGCCAGGACATGATGGGCCGCACCCTGACAACCGGTATCACCGGTATGTTTGTAGGTGGTGACTTTGCCAACATCATCAAGGGCCTCAAAGGGGATCTGTTTACCCCGGCACCGAACTACCGCCACCAGCCGCGTATCCACTACATCGGCACCCTGTTTGGCATGTACAAAGTTTTCGAAGTGCCAAACGAAACCTGCACCAATCTGGATCCGAAGTACAACTTCCACCCGATGGAAGCGCTGTGCTACGGCCGTGGTGAGGGCGTTGGTCAAGCTGGTTTCGTTGCAGGCGATGCAATCCCGGCGATCCCGTTCAATCATCCGACCAACCCTGGATTGGTGAACCGCTCCACTCTGTGGGAGTTGGGTATTAACGAGATCCACCCGCGTAATGGTGAAGACTACTTTGCTCGCCTGCGCCTCACCCTGGCGAAGGGTGGCGAGTCCATTGATGTAACTACCGGTCTGCTGGCCGGCTCTATCTAACCCTGTTCAGCCCCGCTGAGCGGGGCTTTTATGGAGAAAATTTAACGTGGCTAACAACGTCAAAATCACCAATAAATCGCCGTTCGAGTGCGATATCGCGGGTATCAAAATCGCCTCCGGCGTCACTGAAGTTGAAGTGCGCGATCCGGTTTTTTTTGCGAAGTACGTCAATGGGCTGAAATTGGAGGGGCTGGTGGCTGAAGCCCTTCCTGTGACTGACGCAAAAGAAGTGAAAAACACTGGCAAGAAAGGTGAGTAATGGATATCCCTACTTCAGTATCTAACGTCTCCGACGTTTCGATTGGCGCCATCGATGCCAGTGCGACTTTAGCCGTAGGCAGCGGGGGTGGATCCTCTGTTTTTGCTGGCGTCGTCGTCTCCGCTAAAGGCGCCCCGTTTGAGTTGCTGTCGATCCATAAGAACAACTATCAAAACATCTTAGGCAAGCCGCTGCACCCGTCTAAAGGCGCCAGCTATGAGCCTATGCGGCATGTTTCTGAAGCTGTAACCGGCGGCTACGGCTATGTTGTGCGCGTTGTCCCTTCCGAAGCCCGCTTTCCCTATCTGGTCATCACCAAGGGCAAGGGTAAAGGCGCTGAGGTCAAGGCTGGTGATTCTTCTAGCGGTAAGCCAGCGGCAATCACCGAGAAAGATAAAGCCGCCGCCCTGGTTGCTGCTGCACAAGATACAGTGACTACTGGCAATGCTCCGTATGGTACGCCGTTGAATCCTCCCGCCGGCGCCGATCTGGTTATCTACATCGCCGACGGTGATCCATCGCTGACTCGCTCGCTCTCGATGTCTCCAGCTGACTCTACGCGCTACGGCGCTGGCATGTACCACTTGGTCCTGACTGAGGTAGACGAACTGGGTTTTGAAAGCGAGCTGGAAAACCTGCTCGTATCCATGAACCCGGAAGCGCTGAATGACATGAATCAGCCAGCGTATATCGTGACTGCGTTGGAAAACGGCTCTCATCATATGCGTGCCATCGTTGGCGCCAATGCGCTCGGCTTGACTGGTTTCACTAAGACGGCTTTTGCTGATGGCACTAACGGCGACATGAATAAGATCTCCGTAGAGCAATACACCAAGGCGATCTCTGTTCTGCGTAACGCCATGGTGCGCTACACCGCTGTGCTGGGCTTGGGCTGTTACGACACTACCATCATTCCAAAACTGAGTGACCTGTGCTCTGACCGCCGCATCGATGGTTTTTTCGATATTCCCCCTACCCTGAACTACGCCGGTGCGCGTAAGTGGATTACGGATCTGAATCTGGATAACCACCGCATGTGTGCTTATCACTTCCCGTTCTGCGCTAAAGACCCCTTCAGTGGCTCTAGCCAACTCTGGGGTTTATCGGGTACGGCTTTCGTAGCTAAAGCATTAGGTGTGGCGAAGGTGGCCGACGTAGGCGGCTGGCATTACTCTCCAGCTGGCGAGGAGCGCGGGATCATCAATCGCCGTGAAATTCGGCCTATGCCTGGATTGGATGAACCGGACTACACGGAAATGTATCGCTTACGGATCAACAAAGTGGCCTTTGGCGTCGGTGGGAAGATGGTGATCGATGATGCCATTACCTGCCGTAGCCGCGAAGACTATCTGCGATTCCAGCATGTATCCTCCGTTATGGACGCGATTAACCGCGAGTTCTATGGCATCGCCCGTGCGCTGAAGCACCAGCCTGACGGCCTGACCCTGGACGGGTTAACTGGAGGAATGGAGCGCCTACTGAACAACTTCATCACCTCCGGCGCCCTGGTTAAACCTCGCAACTCTGAAGACGGCGATAAGCCCTATGTGCTTACCGTCACCCAAAAGGCTATCGACCTGTGGGAAGTCCATTGGTCGTGTTGCATTACCGGTACTGCTCGCCGTATCCATGGCAAGCCAGCCCTGATTCGATAAGGAAATAGCCAATGAACGCATTTGAAAACCTCAAATTCATGCAGAGCGGGCTATTTGGCCAGGGCATGATGTTGGAGTCTGCACGCAGCCAAAATACAGCCACACAACCACCGGCAAATAATACACCGGATGAGCATAAGCTCATGCTGGAGTCCGTCTCCCGTATGGCTGATGAGTCGGAACGTTCATCGGCGGCAGCGGCCGTGCTGGAGTGGGCAACCTCCGGTGAAGCGACGTTCTTTGCCTTCGATGATATGGCGATGGGCCTGGCTGACATTCTTGATGACGCCGAGCCAAGCGATGAGCAAGTCGAGGAGTACAACTCCTATCTAAATCTGATGGCCCAGGCCGCCATTATGTTCGGCGCTAAAAAGGCTGACGTAATGACTATGATCGATGATGAAGACGATACTGCGGCCGAAGCCGTAATGGATGCTCTTGGGAGCCTGAGTGACGACGATACCGACGAGGCGATCACAGCATTCACCCTGAAAACCGATCTGCTGCTGGAGGCGAAGATTAAGGTAGTCCGTGACGGTAAAGTCACGCTGATCCCGAAAAAGGTCCGCAAGACGCATCTGTCCGGCGCGCAACGAGCGGCCCTGAAAAAGGCTCGCACTAAAGCCCACACCTCAGCGGCAAAAATGGCACGTCGTAAATCCATGCGATTGCGCCATAAAGCCGGGCTGTAAGGAGGACTGATGCGAGTAGGAGCCTTTCCGTCTGATGGTATTTCCGGGTATCTGAAATGCCACATAACGAGCCCAGCACACGATATGACTGTCGTTGGGTACATCGCAGAGGGCTCCACTGGGCAACTGACCAACAATTGGAACTCCCCCTTCGAGGGGGATTCCGTTGGCTCAATGGCCGGCGTAAGCACTGTAGCGAATATTGGGCAATCAAAGACGGGCTATACGTCTGTCTCCAAGCTAAACAGTGAGATGATCTGGGAGGGGACCCAGGCCCCCTCATTCCAGATTTCATTGTATTTTCAGGCGATCAGGGATGCCAAACTTGAAGTACAGGACCCAATAATGTGCCTGATGCAAATGGCTTCCCCGATGCTCAATGATGTTATGCCTATGGGGCGAATTCCCTCTCCGTGCGTCTTGGATATCGGCCGACGCTTCAAAGTCGAAAACCTGATTATCCAAGACATATCCTATGAGCTGGATGCGCCTCGCACTCGGGATGGTTACTTCACGCATAACACAGTCTCTCTGCAATGCAGCGCTAAGCAGATGCTGAACGCAAACGAAGTATCTAACTTGTTCGTCCCTTAACTCGCTGCGCGGCTTGTGAGGACATTATATGAGTGGCTTTTTTAACTCTCGCGGGGATGTAGGCTTCTTGGCCCAAAACTTCAACCGCAACTTGGCCGCAGGGGAAAAGCTCAACGGCTCTGAGTTTTGGATGGACATCCATGGGCATGAAGATATCTCCGTGCTGATCCGAACCACCCAGATCCCTGAGCTGGCTCGTGAAGGTGTCGAAGATACTGGCCCAATGGGCCTGAAATTCAACCAATACGGGACCCTGAAAAACTCCGGGGAGATCACGGCCAACTGCGTAGAAACGCTAGAGGGTGCGGTTACTGCAACGGTAATCAATCTGGTGAAGAACAAAACCTACGTGGATATTACGATCCGTGCAACGCCGGAATCTATGGGCGGCGTTTCCTCGCCGGCGCTAATCCGCAAGCTATCGCATTGCACCATCGGCTGTGATCAGGTGGACTTCAGCACCGAAGATACGACAGCTCTTGTTAAGCCGAGCCTGAAAATCACCTACAACTGGGTTGAATAACCATCCCTGGCCGACCTGCTCCCGCCTCTGGCGGGAGCTTTCTTGAGGATCCCGCTATGACACCGACCGAGTTACTGGGAACCGTAAAAGACCGCTTCCCTACCCTAATTTATGACGACGAGCAGGGCCTGGCAGCCCTCCTAGAGCAAGCCTTGGGCACTTACCAGGATAAAGCTGGCGTTATTAAAACGATCAAACTGAATAGCAATAGTGAAACAATCCCTCTCCCCGATGACTTCCTCTCGCTGGTGGGTGTGAAAGACGCCGCAAGCCGATTCATTATTAGTGAGGTGTATGGAAAGGAGTTGGAGCTAGAGCTGTATGGGACGGAGTGTATGCCATTCCGATTCCAGTACCTGGCAAAGCTACGTGGAATGAACCCGGATGACTTCGAACTCCCCGATGAAGCGATCGGCCTACTGTCGAACTACCTGGAAGTATTGATCAGCATTCCCAATATGGATTTTGTTCGTCGCGTGTCTATCGCTGGTAAGTTCGATGCCTCCAATCTCCCCGACGAGAATACGCTGTATGAGCGCAAGAAGACGCTGGAGCAAGAAATGGAAGCCTCCCGAGCCATTATCCCGATGGTCTGCCTCGATTAAGCCAGGAGCACGCCATGGGATTCTATAACAAGGCACGAGCTAACTTTGGTACTGGGCTCGGCGTACTGGATAAGGCTCGCTCGTTAATCCAGGTTTGGTCCGCCCTCACCCCTTCAGTAGAAATGCTCCATTGCCGAGAGCTGATCCGCAAGCTGATGATGATCCGCTTCGCACAAGGTTGGCAATGGTGCGTCGAGGCCGACGGGATGCCGCCAGAGTTCGACATGTTTGTGAAGGACATTACTTACGGCGGAGGAACTGTAGAAACAGAGCCACGCCAAATTGGCGCCGGCGAATTTAATAAGCCAACGTATCGCAGCTCCGGGACCATCACGATGACGGTGCGGGATGATGAGGATATGCTGATCGCTACATGGTTTGACCGCCAAAAGGCAAAGATCACGAACCCGGACGGGACCATTAACTTGCCTGGCGAGTACCTGTTTACGATCCGCATCTACCAACTGACGCAAATAGGCAAAGTGCTGGATGGTGAGTGGGCTGTCATGGCTACACAACGCGGTGATTGCACCCGTAGCCGTGACCAAGTAAGTGAGTTCTACTCCTATACCCTGACGTTTACGAAGTACAGCAGTTACGGTACATTCATCAATACCAACTCTGAGGATGAATCAGCAGAATCTGGTCAAACTCAGCAACCTATTGCTATGCGCAATAAGTAACCCCCCTCTTATCGCTGCGCGGCGGAAAGAGGCGATACATGAATATTCCTGATTTCCCCTTACCGTCTAATCCACAGACGGTGATCCGCTTTCGCGTGCCAACTGTCGCTGACGCGATGGAATATGCGGAGGTTAACCCCAATTTTGAAGAACGTACCACCACAAAATACCTAAACAGTATGCAGGTCGGCCCAGCACAAGACTCCGCCCTGTGGACTGCGCAGGACCGCCGAACGGCGCTGTGGTGGATCTTTATCTCAGCTCATCCTGATCCAAACATCACCTACAGCTACCAATGCAGCCATTGCGGAGAAACGCATCACCAAGACTTGGACCTTATCGAGCTGGATAAGACGGCCACCAGCCTATCCCGTCCCCCATATATCGATCTCCCGTGGCCTGCTGGTGGGCAACTGTATCAATGGAAGATAGTCCCTCTCGATGGCCGAGCCATGGAGCTCCTGGAACAACGCCGCACAACCTGCCTTCAAAACCTCGATGCCAGCTCCAAAGAATACCGGGCCGAAGTTGTTCGCCTACGGCTCATGGAGGATGCCTTACGCCTTCGCCTGCCCGATGACCCTGATGATTACGTTGTTGCCGCAGAGCGCCGTATATCAATCCTGATGGGAATGGATAGCGCCAATGAATACCCCGGATTAGCCGCGCATATTCGCCAGGCTGATGAAGTGCTACGTCATGGCTTAAAAATTGTCTTTGAGAATGGCGAGCCCCTTATCTTTGGCCCAGATCATCCATGTAAGACCAAACAACAGGAGGTATCAGAAGATGGCGCCGGCAACGTGCCGTACACCAATCTTCTGATCCGATTTCGGAATAGCGCATTCCTTCCACAACTTTGATATCGCCGGCTGGGTAACGGTGATCACCAACCTGACGATTTTTGGCGGACAGCCCGTTGGGGATGTTCGCGATTGCCCTGAATGGTTGGCGATTTCCCTGAACAAAACCGTGTGTGACAGATACAAGAAACCAGTGAGCTAAACGGAATGGATGAGAATCAGGTGCTGGATGACGCCCCTACTCCCGACATCGACCAAATATTAACCTTTGAGCCGGTAATTAAGGCCATTGATAGCGCAAGTGATGCTGAGCTAAGTGCTCTGATCGCCATTAAAGATGCTGTATCGGATCTTGGTAGTGTATCAAAAGGTACAGCCAATACTGTGCAATCGGCCTCCCCTGAGCATTTATCAGATAAAAAAGAAGAAGATAGTGATATTTCCATTGTAAGGGTTAGTCGTAGAAAATCTAATGATAATGGTAGTTTATCAGGAGCACAGAGAGAAAAAGGCAACGGAGCGCCATCAAAAGATAGCGTTATAGGTGACTCAACACCTGTTAAAAAAGAGATAGCATTACCTTCAGTTCTCCCTACAAAGAATATAGCCGCAGCGAATGTAAAAAACGGTTTAAAAAAAGAAAATGATAGCAATACTATCGTTTTAAAGGAGTCTAGAAAGAATTCGCAACCTCAAAAAAACAGAAAACAGGAGTGAAAAAAGAAAAGGAATAGAGCAAAACAGCACTTCAATTCTTCATTCAGAGAATAAGAGCAAGGCCAGCGCAAGCCAGAATACAGCGACTGACGCGAGCATGGCAGAGTCGCAACATAGCCTAAACGCTACGCAGGAAGCGCTTAACCGAGAGCTACAAGGGTTTTTCCGTGACTCACGCGGCCGCCTCCGGCGTAGTGATGGCAAGTATGCCAGCAAAGAGGAACGGCAAAAGTTCACGGCCTCTGAAAAAGCGAATAATCAGGCAGAGGAGCGGCGCCGGCAAAGCGGGGGCGCGACTGACGACAAAGCCTCAAAAGGCGTTTTAGTCCGTATCGCAGATATGTTGCGAGGGAAACCCGCCCTCGGAGCTACAGATAATGATGCTGTGGACGCCGTGGGCGCAGCGGCAGGTAACTCGTATTGGAAGGCTGCCACAGAAAGCTATCAGACGCTGAAGGCTACCAAGGATGCCATAACAAGTCGTTTAGGTGGAGACAAGCCCAATACGACGACAGAAAAGGGCATGAAACCCTCACTGTCCTCACGAATGTTTGGATGGATGAGGCCAAAATCATCGGCTACCGCAACGTCTCCAGAAACAACAGCCACCAACGCCCCAGCGGCGGCATCGAGGATACCAACGTTACAGCTAGCAAACTCTCTAGGCGTAGTAACCGGTGTAAAACCGCTTGTCCCAAGTCCGGCACATAAGGTCGGGAAAAAAACGAGCACTGCTGGATCATTGCAAGCCAAGGACCGTGCCACGGCCAAGCTGACCGTGAAACGGACACAGGAGCAAACTCAGGTCATCAAAGACAATCACGTTGAGACGATCGACGAGATTCAAAAACTGGCTGATCTGATGAAGAAGGGGAGTGGATCCAAGGGGCTTTTTGGCAGTATTGGCGCTGCTGGAGAAAGCCTAGGGAAATTACTCGCCAGTTATTTAGGGCTAAAGGCGCTTAAAAAGCTCAAGGACTTCCGCCAGAAACGAAAGGAGAAACGCCAGGCTCGCGCTGAAGCAAAGGCGAAAAAAACGAAGGAGCGCAAAGCCAGAAAAGAGAGCGGAAGGAAAAGAACCCACTCAGCACGCGCCGCAAACTCAGATCGTCAAGACTCTGGCTTTGACCTATCGGATCTCGATGTCGGAGATCGGGATAAAAAAGAAAAGTCCCCTAAAACCCATAAGGAAGGCCGCCACCAACACAAAGGCAAGAAAGCCTATGGGCGCCGCAAGGGTGGGCGTCTCGCAAAACTGTTTGGCGTTGTGGAGGAACTGGAGGAGAGCTCTCCAGCTAGCTCCAGCGCCAAATCCGCTTCAAAAACAGTCAAGAAGGGAACCAAGGAGTTAGCGAGGAGCGGAACCAAAGTTGCGGAATCGGCCAAAGGCGTAACCTCAACCGTTAAAGGCGCAACGGAAGTCACTGGAGGCGTGCGAGGAGCCGCAGGAAAGGCTACTAGCCGGGGCGCAATGAAACTCGCAGAGAACGCTGGTAGCGGCATCCTGCGCGGTGGCCTAGCAACAGCCAAGGTGGGCGCAAAGGCTCTCCGCGCGCTGGGGCCGGTTGGTGCCGTTGTTGGGGCTGGCTTGAGCTTTGCCGATGAAGAAGGGCAGCGAGAGGCATTTGGCTTGAAGGATGGCCAGAAGGTCGGTATGCAGAAAAAACTGGCCTATACCGCCGTTGATACGCTTAGCGGCGGCGGCCTGGCATTCGATGCCATGAATGCTGCCGGTAGTGGCTTAAAAGCTATGGGTTTTGAAAAGGTCGGTAGCGCACTAGAAAGCGTGGATACCTCTACTGTATCGAAAGCGTTAGACAGTGGCATCGATACGCTAAGCGACACACTGAGCGGTGTTTTTCAAAATCCCATGGGTAAACTGGCTCAACTCGCGCAATGGGCTGACTCAAAAATCACAGGGAAAACGATTGAGGGACAGTACCCTGGCGATGGTTCGCTGAAAGGAATAAAGGCGCGTGACAACGCGGACAAGCGCCTAGAACAGTACGATCCTGTTTTTGAGGAAATGGGGAAAAAATACAACGTCGATCCTACGTTGATGAAAGCTGTAGCCAAGCAAGAGAGCGGGGGAAACCCATATGCGACCTCCGGCGTGGGTGCAATGGGTCTGATGCAGATGATGCCTGGCACCGCCAAGGATATGGGCGTGGCTAATCCATACGATCCTGCACAGAGTATTGAGGGCGGCACGAAGTATATGGCGCAGCTGCTCAAAAAGTTCAACGGTGACACCAGTCTAGCCCTGGCGGCCTATAACAATGGCCCTGGGAACGTCAATAAAGCACTGAAGGCTACTGGCGGGAATAGCTACGGAGATATAGCCGCCAGTATGCCAGCCGAAACCCGGAACTACGTGCCGTCGATTGAACAACAGACGGCTGTTTATAAAGCTGATCAAAAAACCGCGAAGGCCGAGGAAGCATCGAAAAATGCAGAGGCCAAACTAGCCCAAGCTACGAAGACCAGTGATGTTGCAGAGAGTCCCGCTGGAACCAGCCAGAATGGGAAAGCAACTTCGCCGAGCCAGGCGGCAACCAATTCCGCCTCCCTGCCAGCTACCGCGCCTCCATCTGCTCCAGCGTCAGCGATGGCAGTGGCACAATCGGCCCAGAATCACCCAACCGCCGCTATTCCGAAGGTCATGCCAACGACTCAGGACCTCAGCTCAAACAAGGCCACAAACCTCGCCAAGCCACAGGACGAACCTGTAGAAGTGGTTGCAAAAACGGATCCGGCATTAGTGCGATCCATGGAGAAAGGCTTCGATAAGCTGGCTAAATCGTTGGGTAATGCCCAGGCCGCCAGCACGCCAGCGGCTACAAGTGCGCCGGCGCCACGCCCCAAAATTCCAAATGGGTTTGATGATCCGCAAATGTCCGGCTATGTCCGCGATAATTATTAAGGCTAATCGATGGATGAGATTGATTTTTTAATGCGTGTTACCGCTGGTGGCTTGTCCACCAGCTCTGGGAACGATGCAAAACTTGCTCGGTTGGATGAGTGGTTAAACACCCCAAGGGGTAGTATTTACGGCAAGCCTAACTGGGGGAATATTTTCACAAAATATAAACACCAGCCGACTGATGAGAGCACAGCTGTAATTATTGAGAATGAGTCATTACCCATTCTGAGAATGGACTTACCAGACGTAAGAATACTAGGAATCAGATGCGATCCTGGCGGAATACAAGATTACATTTTAAGCGTCATGACGGATTCAGGCTCAATTACGAAGGAGATTTAAAAAATGGACCAGCAAAAAATACAGCGGGACTTTGAGGATATTTTAAAGGGTAAAAGCTGGTGGCGCCGTTTTGTTGGCTCACAGTTTGTTGAAGGGGTGGCTCTTTTCGTTGGTCAAATTGTTTTCATGGTGAAACAAGCGGCGGATAAAGCTCTTGGTGAGGCTTTTTTAAGTACCGCCATTAAGCGTGCCTCTGTTTTGGCCTCAGCCGAAGATAGGGGATATGTGGGCCGTCGTGTTACGCCATCAATAGGTGATGCGATCATTAAAAATAAGACAGGAAACGTCATTCATCTGCCAATCCATACGCATATGATTTCGAGGAATCAGCTTGTCTATCTGATCCAAGAGCCTGTAACTATCGAGCCGAATGACTCACAGATGGTGAAGTTGGTACAGCTTGAACTCGTGAAGGTCACGAAGAAAGTCGTTAACCAAGATCTGTTTATGGCTGTTCTATTGCCAAAGGACCTGACGGCGCAAGCCAGTAGCATTGATGTTTATATAGAGTACGCAGGAAACCGGGAGCGATGGAGCAGGTCATTCATGTTCCGCAATAGTAACTCTAGCTCAAAGGTCTACACCGAGTTTTATAAGCCAACAGAGCAGATCGGCATCCGATTTGGTGATGGTATTAATGGCTCCATCCCGCCATTAGGCAGCACCATCATCCTAGAGGTGTGGTGTACAGAAGGAGAGTCTATGCTGGTGGAAGGGCAAAAACTTACACTGATCGGGGATATCTCAGATCTCGATGAGAAAGTCGAAATTTCGACAGTCACACCAATCACCGGCGGCGCTCCAGCTGAAAACACCGAGGAAACCCGCCTTGGCGCTCTATACTCGACAGCATACGATGAACAAATCGTATGGGGCGGTGACTACATTCACTTCATTCGCACTCATATCGGCGGAATTACATGGCTACGAGTATGGGGGGAGTCCGAGGAGGAGAAAAGTACAGGTGTAAAATCACTCGATAACATTAACTCAATATTCATTTCTGGCCATAAAAAAGGAGTTAATCAAGACTCATTACAAAAAAATATCATTGAATTGCTTGGCAGTATCCCTAACCAGATGAATAAACATTTTAAATACCGGGATACAAATTACTTGCCCTTTACCATCAAAATTAATGGCAAGTGCGCCACGCATCTTGTGCCGGAGGATGTTAAGACAAAGCTAATTAACGCGTTGGACTCTCGGTTTGGTAAAGATTCAAAGGATATTCAGGATGGTATCCTCCTTAAAGATATCTGGGCTTTTATTGATAGCACTCATCTTCTAATCGACTACAACCTTGAAGTTGTAGGGGTGATGCAAAGTGTTAAATTGAATGACTTTATTTTTATGGACGTTGTAAAGTCCTCTATTCAGGTGGATTACAAATGGAAAAGCATTGGTTAAGAAATCGACTAACGCAAGCTAAGCAAAGCTCTGAACTTTGGACGGAGCTTGCCGATGCTATTCAAAATATAGTCGAGCACCACGCAATCCCCTTAGTTGAGAGGCTTCGCAATTTGAGTTCGGCATTTACGATGGAGCCAGTTGATATAGATAAAAAAATATCCGAACTGGGCCGATTCTTTACGATCCGAGCAATCAACAATGAACTCAAGCCCATTGTACTAACTCAGCGACTTGATGAGATTCATCTAAAGGATACTCAGTACCCTGTAGTCAACACGCTATGGCGTGAGTTTCGCGGGTTGCCTGTAACCTGGCAGCCACTCTATGCCCCCATCGACCAGAAAAAATATCCCTATGGCACTCTGTTACTGACAAAAGAGAGTGCTGAGGCCGCTGGTGGGCGTTATGGGAATATGTTTTTAACATCCCGAGGCGTAATTCGGCTTCCGATTAATGAGCTGGTAAAGGATCCATCCTATCAGGACAATTGTGACCTTGATGAGGTCTTGCGCGGGCTTATTGCTGAGCTGAAGCTCTACATTGAGCCTTTGCTGCCGCTGCACATCGTTTTTGATGGTCATGAGCTAGAGCTGAAATACACACTTATAGAAGCTGATGAGTGGTTTTATGCGCTCAGCTGGACCATCGGCCAAGATGCTGCCATCGACCTTCTTGAGGGGCTGGAGAAGCTGACAATTACCAAAGAGGACATCGCATCCGGTGATGGTCCTATCCGTTTAGGTGGCTCAGTTGGACACCGGGATTTTATCCTCCATTTTGATGAAATTCCGCTGGATGCTTGGACGCTGGATAGTAACTATCTCCCATTCTATTTTGAGCGAGAAATGGAATTTTCTATCGAGGACCACTCCGAGACAGATATCAGGATCTGCGCTGAGAACAAAAAGGACACGACCATCGTGACCAAAGAGGGGTTAGAAGTCTTGCAGCCGACCAGCACTCACTTAGGTGAGGCGGCCAACGCTATGCCTACGCTATCCGAGCGTGTCGAGAGCATGATAAGAATCGCCACCAGCGGCCAGGAACAATGCGCAGTAGCGGATAAAAAAGAGGTCTTTAAGCGGCTGAATGATGAGTTGCGGAACAGTATCGCCCAGCGTGAGGGCAAGGATGGCATTGCTATGACGATCACTGAACTGGAAGACATGATTACAGAAATTAATCGGCAAATGGAGCACGCCGGATACGAGCTGCGATTTGATGTTACACCACTGGATCAGTGTATGCTTGATTCAGGCCATTTTGAGCCGTAACATTCAACGGCGCGGCGGTTTCTACCGTTTCTAGGGCCCCAGAAATGGGGCCTTATCGAGAGGAACCGCGAACAATGACCGATACCAACAACCATCCCAATAAACCCGGCGACAGCATTACTGTAGCCAACAGCAAGCATTACAGCGGCATGTTGCTGAAACGCTATTACGATGCCCGCGCTGAATCCTCTATCGGAATCGGCAAAGAGCGGTTTGAGATCGTAAAAGGTAAGTTCGGGGTTAGCTCATTCGTCACAAAAAATGCCTCAACAGGCAAATGGGAAATTCAGCCCATTCCTCTCACTGCCACGATCAGTGATATCCATGATGTTTTCGCCGAGTGTGATCTCATTCGCTCCTATGCTGATGGCCGTATTCTGCTGCGCGCTATTTTTCCGCATGAGCACCTGACCGCTGATGAAGAACACCAGTTCACAACTCTAGGGATTACTGACCGCGAGGGCCAGCTTGTCGCTGTTTTGTGCTGCAAGCCAATCGTACTGCACAAAGGCCGAACCTTTGTCATTGAAGCCATCATTGAAACCAATATCGCGTAACTCAGAGGCTGACAATGGCAAATCAGATTCAAGTTAGTACCGGGTCTGTAGACCTAGAGGCATTAGACATTATCGCGGACATGCAGTTTTTCGAGCCGCTAACCTCAGCCGCGCTGAACAGAAAATTCTTCGGCATCATGCCAGAGGGGATTTACCGTGGCTTTAACGCCGTCCCATCCGGTGGCCTAACTGTCACCGTTGCTGACGATCCGGTAAACGTAGCAGTAGTGAACGTCGATGGCATGATGTTGAACGTGCGTACTCTGCGCCCGATTAAGCTGACTATCCCCGTCGGCCGTGAAGTTTTCGCTATCATTGAGGCCACCTACGCGGTAGGGCGTAAGACAACCCAGGTTGATGCCACGTCCAGCATCAAAGCAGCCGATCTCCGCATCGTTAACCAAAGCGAGCTACGCAGTAATCACGTTATTGTATTCACGGCTAACCTTCCGGTAGGTACAACTGAAATTCAGCCAGAGCACATCCTGACGCAAAAGCGTCAAATCGCCAGTATCCGCGATGATGTGATCGATGAGTTGAGAAAAGAAATTGAGAAAATTACTGGCAAATTAGGCTCAAAAGACCCACTTAGTCAGTATGCACTGAAGGACTCCCCGAGGCTGTCAGGGATCCCAACGACCCCCACCCCTGAAGAAAAGGGGCACGACGATCAAATAGCTAACGCCGGCTATGTTCGTGGGGTTATGAAAGCTCACTCTAACAACGCGGATCCACATCCTCAATATGCCAAAAGAGAGGATGTAAAAAACTCCGAGAGCAAGATCACCCAGACCCTTGAGGCGCATAAAAAAGAAGCTAACCCGCATCCACAATATGCAACGAAAGAATCGCCAGTCCTGAGTGGAAAACCAACAGCACCGACCCCTCCGCAAACAGCGCATGAAACAGAGATTGCTACCGCGGCCTTCGTCTTGGCGCGTATCGCAAGCGTAATCGGCTCCGCCCCTGGAGTGATGGATACACTGCAAGAGATATCAGCATCGCTGAACAACAACCCGCAGTTTGCTAATGAAATCATAAAAATGGTTTCAGGCAAGTTAAGTATCGATTCGAATGGTGCGGATATAAAGGATAAAGCTGCCTTTATTAAAAACCTAGGGCTAACTACCGCTGTAGCTAATGCCATGGGCTCTCTGCTAAGAACTGGCGGTCATTTAAGCGGTTCTGTTTATTTTGACAATGACTCAATATTTGGCTGGGCTCGTAATACTGACAGTGCCACTATTGGTTTCAAAAATGATGGCGATGGTGACACCGATTCATACATGTGGTTTGAAACCGGCGATAACGGGAATGAGCGGTTTAAGTGGTTTCATAGGTTATCAGGAGCCAAAAATAACAACGAGCTAATGTCTCTTGATATGACTGGATTATCAGTCCTAGGCCATCCTGTTTTTCATGAGGGCAAGTATCCGCTTCGTATCGAGTCAAGAGGTTCTCAAGCCCCACTTAAAGGCGCTGAGTGTAGCAAGCAGACCGGCTTATCTATGCATGAAGCGTACAATAACGGATACCCAACGACCTATGGGAATGTCATTTCTGTAAAAGGTCTTGGATGTTGTGGCGAAGGTGAACTTCTCCTTGGTTGGCCGGGTGTCGATGGGAGTCATGCACCAGCATATATACGCTCAAAGCGCGATGTTTTGAGTGCTCCATGGTCTGAGTGGGCGCAACTTTTCTCTACGGCCTTCCCCCCGACAGCACAACAAGTTGGAGCTTGTCGAGCGTATACTGCATCACTTGATTTTGGTGGCTCTGAAGGTGATTGGACTACAAAGGAGTTTATTACCTTCTTAGAAAGTAAGGGGGCATTCAGCAGTCCATATTGGGTGGCTCGGGGTAGCTGGTCTTACGCCTCTAATAAAATCATCATCGATACAGAATGTGGTGATATTCCTCTCGCCGGATCCGTTGTCGAAGTTATCGGAGGGAAGGGTCATGCGACAATTCGTATCACAACTCCATCGACAGCATGTAAGAAAGGATTCACCAACGCTCAATTTACCTATATTGATAATGGCCCATCATACCGTCCAGGATGGCGCAGAGACTATAATACAGCTCAGTCAATGCCAGCCTTCCCACGAACCAGTTGTGGTGAGGTGAATGGTAATGATGGTGTAGCATGGGATGCGCCATCGGGGCTATACCTTGCTCGCCGAACTGGTGATTCTGGTTTAGTTGCCCACTTTAATCTTGGTGTGTGGGGTAGCTGTCCTAGCTTACAAATTTTAGCCAACTACAGGAATGGCGGAATTTATTATCGGACCTCTCGCGATAAAAATGGTTTTGAAGAAAGTTGGGACCAAATTTTTACCCATAAACACCCGCCATCAGCTAAGGATATCGGCGCGCCGTATGTATACAGTGAGTCCGCTGAAATTAATATCAAAGGGCGCACGGCTCTCACGACTGCACAATTTGTTAGCTGGTTAGAAAGTGTTGGTGCTTTTAACGCGCAATATTGGATCTGCCGAGGTAGTTCCAACCGAAGCAAAGTTGCTGAAATTATCGACTGCCCGACTGGTGGCGTTCCACTAACTGGCTCGTTAATTGAAGTTATTGGCACAAAAAACGCCTGCACCATCCGAATCACAGAAGGGTTAGCATCTAGTGCTGTCGCCCCGCTGGCAACGCAACATGTTTACACCATAGATAATGGGAAATCTGGCTGGTGGAAAGGTTTCAGCGATAGTCATTTGCCAGATCGTTTAGATACGACGTCTCAGAACACTGCGCTATCTGGTAGCCAACTACTAAATAAACGCGGCATGTCGCTATTTGGCGCACTTAAAGGCCAATATCCATGCTCTGGTACGGTGGCCCATATTGAGGATCAATCTAACTCAGAGGTGCTGGTTGGCGAAGATGGGCAAATGTATGTCCGAGGTAAAGCAGCTAGTGGTAACTGGGCAAATTGGGGCCGTGTTTTTACATCATCTCACCCGCAAAACTCCAACCGCACCATCCTTTTCAAGGGGGATAAACCTAATGGGAATATTACCCTAACAGATTCTCCAAACAATTATGATGAAATTATCATCGTATCTACAGACGATAACTCATACCATGTGGCAATTGATACGAAGCCAATGTGGCTTATGCGTGAAATCGTAAATAGCAAGATGTCATATAGTATAAGCATCCGTTCTATGGAGGGCTCTCACTGGTCTATTCGCTCAGAAACCTTTCTTACCAAAAATTGGGTCGTTGAGGATGAAAGCGCCAGGATTAAGATGGTTGTCGGCATTAAATACTCATAACGCGCAACAAATTCGCAGGGAGAGGTTCTCTATCTCCTTGCGAATATACTAACGAAATTTGTTTTTTGCTTTAATAAAAGGGGGCGCTGTGCCAGAGCTGTTTACAGAAGTGCCGCAGATCGTAACGGCGGTACTCCTATCCGTCGTTAGTGGCGCGGGTAACTTCTTCCAGGGAATCAGGGAGGGGCGAAACAAGCACGGCCTGAGTGATTTTGCTGCCGAGACGATCAAGGCGACTACCGCAGGGTTATCAGGGCTGTATCTGGGGACGTGGAAAGGGTGGCCGGAAGCGGCGGTCTTCTTAGTTGTATTGCTCGCGGCCAACAACAGCAATGAAGTGCTGTCGTTCGGCCGCGAGCAGGTATTAGAACGTGTGAAATTATTGTTTAAGGGGAAATCATGATCTTTGAAGGCATTGCCTTAATCGGGCTGTGTGTGGCTGAGCGCTTTATGCTGAAACGTGGCGGAGTAACCATCAATAATCTGTCACTGGATGGCAGCACGGCGGACGGAGAATACTATCGGTTTGCTATGGGTTACACAGCCAAAAAGAAGCTACGCCATTCTGTGCTGCAATACGAGCTACGAGACGCCAAGCGCCCAACGACGGTTATCGCAGGTAAGACACGTACTCTCGACTTTGCCTATGAAGGGCACAACGATGAGTTTTTGCTGATCCGTAAATCCCTGGTTAAGGAATCAGGGACCTGGCTACTGAACGTCCGCATTTCCACTGGTGGCTCACGTTGGAACCCGTTCTATAAGCTATTCCCCATCGAAGCAAGTTCTACCCAGCCATTCAGGCTTGAGGCGGGAGAATAACAATGGATGAACGTTACTCAAAAAATGGTCAGAGTTATGCGCTCCTCGATTTTGAGCACATCAACGAGAGGGGCCTTAAAAAGCTCACTGACGCCTTTACGCGATTTGGTTGCCCAGTTGCTGGAGTCGATGCTGAAAACCGCGCACGACGCAAAGACGGCCTGCCTATCAAGACATTCAAGATCCACTTTGAAGACCAGCAACAAATCGAGGTGTCCGTAGGCCAAAAAGGCGACATCATTCAGACCAAGATCAACAACAAGATCATCCCTATCGCGCAGACAGAAAAGCTGGCCGACTACGCCAAAGACGTAGCGACCAAAATGAAGGCCGGCGCCAGCGCATTTGCACAAAGCCTAGCGAAGAAAACGCAAGCGACAGTAAACCAAGCCACGCGTAGCCCAGCAGCTAAGCCATTACTCGCCCAGGCGCGCGAGGCACAAAACTACCTGGCAGAGATCACCGCCAACAACGATATGTTACGCAGCAAAGTCTCCGAGCTGGAGACGAGTAACGCAACGTTGACCGGTGAGCTACAGCGTCAGCGAGCTCGCTTGGCTGCCGAGCGTGAAACCACCAAACAACTGACAACAGAGCTGGCGGCTCTAGAGGAGCACGTATGATGCTAAAACCCCACAATGCCGTATCGATCCGCCCTGTATTTGATATTGCCGCTAAGGTGCCGACTGATGCCATGGTGGCACCGCTGTATGAAGAAGAGGGCCGGCACTTAATGCTGGAGTCAGTTACGCTGACTGATATAGAGCTGACGTTCTTTGACCACCTGAATTACGATGAACAGGCCGCAATGATGTTGGAGGCAATCACAACCTCCAAGGTCCGTTTAAATCGGACAATGAGTGCATTTTGCCGAACCCTAAATACCCAGTTGGAAGGGAGTGAGCTCACCGCTGGCGAGCCAGAGGTTGGCCGAGCTCGTAAATCCGCAGGTATTGCCATAATGCCGGCAGTGATCCCGCTTTCGGACGGACAAACTATCACTCTATTTTTCCACTCTCCGACTAACGATCCATCCAAAATCGCTGGCGACGATACCCTCGTAGCGTTCCGCTTCCTACTAAACAAACGCGATATTACTCACGTTGTCAGCCCAGACGGTGGCCGAGACGTATCGCTGAAGCAAGTTTGCCTATCCCTGGCTAACTTAGCCGAACGTAACGCCGGGAAGTTCAAAGCCTCCCAGGAGCGAACCCAGAAGCTGAAGAACGAGCTGGCACAATACCAAGCCCAGGCAGATCAGTTGCAGGCTGACTCTGCCCAGCTCATCGAGCAAGGAGACAAATTGGGGGTAGCAGTTGCATCGAATCAAGATGAAGTATCCAAAGTGACTCGCCTTGTGGATAAGCAAGTAGCCATCAATGACGATCTTCGCACCCAGATCGAGCGCGCGCGGGCGGAAAAGACTGCCGCAGAAAAGGCCAAGGCAGAGAAAGCCGCTGCTCATATCCAAACAGACGATAAAACACCAGCCAGTGGCGCATTGCTGAAGCAATTAAACAGGAGTCTATACGCCGACATTTCTCACAGCCTTGACGTTATTTACAAGATCGATACTGGCGAGGAGAAAGGCTATGAACGCAGTCTCTTTGTCAGCTCGATCGCCAATAAACTCAAAACCCAAAAGAAAAACGGCAACCAGGATGTTGTGAATTCAGCCTTAGCGCTGATCTGCGAGAAGCAGGAGGCCAACCGTGCAGCTGGTTGGGATAAGCCACTGATTACCGATAGGCACTCAATTTGGAAGTTAGGCACCGGCGGCTCCACCAGCGCTGTCACACCACCGGCTGAGGATGATCATGGCGTGCATGATGAGGCTCGCTATTACTATGGTCTGAAGGCTCGCGCAGCGGGTAATGGCGCTACGCCGGTAGAGGGGTATGTAGACACGTTGGATGAGTCAGAATTTGGCAACGTGAAACCTAATGTGCAAATCCCAACTAACGCGGCGCGTCACGGAATTGCTGTATATAACCGCCCACTGACCCCACAGGAGGTTAGTCAGTATGAGCTGGTGGATCTTAACAACCTGGCAGAGCAGCCCTCCGCCACTCCAGTCTCGGGGACCGGCGAGCCCGCACCAACAGCACAGGACGAAGAAAAACAGAACATGCAGGCAGTTATCGAATCAGCCTTAAAAACAGCGCTACGCAGTCTCCTGACCGCCATGAGTGACGACAAACTGTCAGATAACTATTGGCGTGATCCTGATGCTAAAGGCACCTTGGCAGGGAAGCGTACGATCAGCACATCCGCAGGCGATCTTACTATCGATATGCCGAGTATTGGCTTCCTGTATAACCAAGGATTCAAACCACCGAAGCCTACATTCAAGACATCCGGTCTGAAAGTAATCCCAGAAATCGGCCAGGATGGCCATTTCACTGGCGATTACATTTTAGAGGCGCCAAACAGAGACGTTCTCCTGAAAACCTCCTCCTGGAGTGATATGAAAACAGAGATTGAAAAGCACCTATCCCCAGAGGATCCGGCCAGCACGGAGCCCGAGAAACCACAAGCCGTAGATCCGCAAAAGAAAGCGATTGCCGATGCAATTGCCACACTGGAACGTATCCGCGATACACCGGCAGGAGAGGGTGATCTGGACACGATGACTGATGACTTGGAGTCTGCTGCAACGTTACTGGTTGAGGCGGGACAGGCGTCAGAGTATGACGCACTAATCAATGCCGCCTCAAATACTGTCGTTGAGCTACTCACTAAGGGTGTGGAGGCCCTGAGCGCATGAACCCGATTGAACGTATCAAGCTCCTCCGATCGGCTAAGGATATGCTAGGCAACCTACAAACCGGTGATATGACGCCAGTCGAAAAAATTAAGGTAATCCGCAAACTCAATGAGGTCCTGAAACGCCTGAATGCGGGAGAAGTTGATACCAAGACGCCCACCGAGGCTACCGACGACCTGCCTGAGCTGGTGCGGCAGCTAAGGGATGGCGAGTTAATTCCGGCACCGGCTGAAACGCTGGCCGAAGCAGTGATCGCCGCGAAGGATTATTTACCATTATCCGACTGTATCACTCAGGTCCAGGCATGGTTAAATAAGAACGCAGATCTGCTCCGGGCATAATCCCCCCTGAATCGCTGCGCGGCGGTTTACAAAGGGTGCCATGAATCAACTGAATGAGGCTGTTTTAGCGGCCAACAGCCACGAACAACTCGCCGATATACTGTCCAAGCTCCCACTGAACGCCAGCGGGAATCCGCCAACAGGCCGAACGTCGTTTGTTGTCACAGCCAGAGGTGATGAGGTAGAGACGGCCTTTGCCGTAGTTGAAGCCTCCAATCTGACCCCATCCAACGATACTGATGGGCGTATCAACCCCAACTATCCCCAAGAGCTACAACCCCGAGATCGCACCCGCAAAGCCAGCAAAGTACAAGTAGCAACCATGGCGAATGCCCTGCGTCCTGCACAGTTAACGGATAGTGGGCTATCCAGCCATGGCGCCCCTATCGTTGGCGACGATCTTGTTGTGGAGTCGGGGAACGGTCGGACAATGGCTATCACGAAAGCCTATGCCGAAGGTAAAGCCGCCGACTACAAAGCCTACCTGATTAAGAACGCCGGTCGATTTGGCCTGTCCTCAGCAACTATTGATGCCATGACCGCCCCGGTGTTAGTCAGGATCCGCAAAAGCCAAGTTGATCGAGTAGCCTTTGCCAAGGACTCTAACCTAAGTGATATGACGGAAATGGCGCCGGCGGAAAAAGCCTGGGTCGATGCTGAGAATATCGACCAAAACATGATGAGCGTATTTTCCCCTGGTGTAGGTGGCAACTTACTGGCTAAAAGCAATACACAATTCATGCAAGCATTCATGCGCTCGCTGGGTAACTCTGCTGCGGCTGGAATGTTAACGGCTGACGGCCGGCCAACAAAGCAACTAGTGGATCGAATGCAAAACGCCATCTTCGCCAAAGCCTACAAAAACGACAAGCTGGTGAAGATGATGGCGGAGGAGCCAGATCCAGACATTCGAAATGTGCTCACGGCGTTGAACGCGGCAGCTCCTGAGTTTGTGGATATGCAGTACCTGTCTGGAGAGATCCACAAACAGACCTCTGATGCTGTCGTTGATGCGGTAGACTCGCTGGATAAAGAGGCGCTATCGGCGATTGTGGAAGCTACAGAGCTTGTCAGATCCGCTAAGGATAGCGGCCAATCAGTTGCCGAGTATATCCGCCAGCTGGGGCTATTTGGGAACGTATCAGAGCACGCTGAGCAGTTGGCACTGTTTATCGCAACCAACCAACGCTCAGCAAAACGCATGGGTGAGGCTTTCACTCTACTGGCAAAGGAGATCAACGCCGAACTACAGCATGGTGCCGCTGCTGCTGGCGATATGTTTGGCGGCGGTCAGGTATCATTAAGTGACATTATCCAACGTGTTGAAATGCAGTTGGATCTCGATATATCCGGTCAAACGGCGATGTTTGAGGCGAAAGGAAGCACCGCAGGCCAGGATGTAACCCAACTCATGGGTCGTCTAATATCTGCTGCAAGCAGCCATGATGAGCTGTCCTCTATAGTCAAAATGGCCTTACTGTCACAGGCTGATCTTCTGTATGCCTGGCAGTCCAACGGTTTCTCATACAACGTTCCTATCGCTCGTCTGCTTGTTACTAGCTACACCACAACGTTGCAGGTTGCTATGCAATCTGGAGACGTGAATGCGGTTAAGCAAATGCAGAAAGATATCGCTGATCTGGGGGGAATTCTTTCGACCTCAGCGGCCAAGATGATTATGGGCTCTGCGGTATCTAAAGTTGCTGGTTATCGCTGCACAGGAAACCAACTGAATGACGTCCTAAAAACGCTCCAGATCCCCGGCATGATGAGTGAATGTGGTCAGCTGTATTTACGCTTGCAAGATGAATCGATATCCATGGAGGAACGTTTCATGACAGCAGCTAAGCTGGGGCGCATCGTGATGGAGCTCCCTCGGGAGCGCAGTGGTGCTGTTACGGCCGGCGGCACCCTGGCGTTGCACATCATATCGAAAGCCCATGGAGTCACCGATTTACAAGCGATGGTTCAGGCATACCACGGGCAAAATATCGATCTCCCTAGTATTGATATGAGTACCGGTAGCCAAGTTATGAGTGATTGCCTATCCAAAGGACACGACGTATGCAACCAGGTGCGCTTTAACGCTAATCCAGAAAATGTGCGGGGGTTACTACTACTTCACCCTAAAGAAGCCGCAAGGGAACAAGCAGCGATGGTATCTGCGGCAGGCTTTACCAAGAAGGATTCGGCACTACTGAATGACGAACTGACAAAGATTTTCCAGATCACAGGCAGTAAGCCAAGTTTGCTGGTGGAAGTTTCAAACCAAAAAGGTACTGGCGCCCGCGCATTCGCTTGTCGGCATTCGGGACAAGTAAAAATATCTGCAAGTGTGCTGAGGGAGCAACCAGATGTTTTATGGCATGAGGTCGGCCATCATATCGAGTATGCCTATCCAAAAATTAAGGCTGCCGCTATTGCGTTTCTGAAACATCGTGGTGCAAATTGCCCAATTAAGCCATTAAAGACACTCTATCCAAACGCTAAATATCGTACCGAGGAGATCGCTGTCGAGGATGGCTTCGAAAGCCACTACACGTCTAAGGTTTATACAAAAAGAACAGAGCAGGCCTTATCTGATGGTTTAAATGATACTCATATTGAGTCCACAGAGATTATCTCAAATGGCCTTCAGTATTTAGGGCAGGAAATGTTTTTCCCGCATAAACGAGGGTTCGGTGCAGACGTTGAGTTTCGTAATTTCATCGTTGGCATTTTCCAATCATTAGGAAAGGGTGAGTATGAAAATCTTGGCTTTTAGGGATGGGATTGCGGCCATTGCGGACCTAATCCCTTATGTTATAGAAGAAAATAACTCTGGAGATGAAGTTGAGCGAGTAGTTGACGACCATAATGAGAATGGTGAGTTATTTTCTGTGTTTGCACCGGCACACCTGATGTTTCCAAATGGCGAGTTTACCCTTGTAGGATTACAGGATGAGCTCGACTCTAAAATCATCGTAATCACAGAGCCATATAGTCCTAGCTTAACGTTATGCCCGTTCGCGACAATCCAGACGCTAGAAGCGTTGGGGTTTGATATCACATGGCCTATTGAATGGCTAGAAGAGATTGACGCTCCAATACCTCTTGGCGCTATTTTCTAACCCTATGACAGGGACTCCTTCTCGCTGCGCGGCGTTGGAGGATATTACAATGACTCTTTTTGATGTGGTTTTTGAACGTGTAGTTGGGCATGAAGGTGGTTATCAAACAGATCCTCGTGATAGAGGGAATTGGACTGGTGGAGCAGTAAATAAGGGACAGCTTAAAGGGACTAAATTTGGCCTAGCTGCAATGACATATCCTGATTTAGATATCAAAAATCTAACACCTGAGCAGGCTAAGGCAATTTACCAACGCGATTGGTGGAGCAAGTTTGGTATGGAACGTTTCCCGCAAGCATTGGCTTACCAGATGTTTGATGCCGCTGTGAATCATGGGATCGGACGTGCTAACCAGTTCCTACAGCGAGCTGTGTCTGTGAATGATGATGGTAAGGTAGGGCCTGCTACATTGTCGGCATTGAACAGTGCAGATCTGAATGACGTGCTGATGTTGTTTTTAGCAGAACGGCTTCAGTATTTCACAGAGGTGAAAACTTGGAAGGATTATTGTACTGGATGGACTCGAAGAGTTGTCCAGAACTTACGATATGCCACACAGGATAATTAATCGTAATTGGGGGAGGTAATAATGCCTCCCCAGATTGCCATTAAAGACATTCGAATTCTTGAGGTAAATATTTTTTCATTATTGTATTAAGATAATAATATCTTATTTCTGGTGCGCTAGAGTTTTCTTTTAGAGTCAAGACTCTTTTATACATAGAATCTATTATCAACTCAAATGTATATTGAAGTGCTCCGTTCTCTCTTATAAGAGCCACTTCATTTATTTCTTTTAAATATACGAACCCTAATCTTTCTTTAGTTAATTTATCTGGGTTATATATTATTTCTATACATTTTGTTTTAAGCAATCTAGCATTATTAGATATTGTCTCTGTGAGAATGTCCATATTATCAACAATGGATGCTATGTATGGGTAGCTTTCCACTGAGTTTTTTTCATGGCTCCTCATATAATCATAAATCACTAAAAATTTATCAGCGTAGTTTGAATTTTTATTGTTTTCCATTATCGTCGCCTAATAATTAAAGATCGTTCTCATCGAGAGTTAAACCCAAAAGATAGGATTCTGCTTGCATTTTTAAGTTAAAATACTCGCCATCATATAATGTACTATCGCTAAATAAAACATCAATATCATGATGTATATCATTGAGTTTTTCTATTGTTAAGCTCGGATTGTCTTGATCATGAATGTCATTTAGTTTATCTATTTTTTTGTAGATTGGTGTTATTAATGGGTGAAATGCAGCTCCTGTTATTTTTATTACTTCGCATATGTAATGAAGGTGTTTGTATGGATTAAAGCTGTTTACCTGTAAATTTGAAAGACATTCATCAATGGTAATGTTTACCTCCATCATTACTTGATGATGCTTATGTAAAGTATAAGAGGTGTTTAATTTTGTAAGAATGAGTAGCTCTTTTGCCATCATTTTTTGTGATTTAATTGCCTCCTGTAGTGCCTCATCTTTTTCTTGGAGCTTTATTTGAAGTCTAATTATTTGATCTTTTAGTTGTATCGCTTTGCCGCTTGATATGAACATTATACCACCTGAAATTATTGGCTTATTACTTTCTGTAATTTATTGAACTGGCAGATATTAGCATAACGACTGTCATATGACCTGTTATTGAGGCTGAACATGGAAGTGCATGGTAGCTCTTATCCACATATCCACTGGCTAGATCCCAATAGTTAACCAAAGAGATCCTAAGTGAACCAATGAGATCCCCGATCGCCGCAGCCCTTTGATAGCAAGGCTTACAGAGGATTTGGGTGTGTCGTAGTGGGAGAAAGGTGTGTCGTAACGGGAAAAAGGTGTGTCGTAACGGGTAAATGGTGTGTAGTATTGGGAAAAATGGTGTGTCGTAGTGGGAAGCGCTTTGTTTTTATCCACGCATGATGTTAATGGATTAGACTCGACGGTAACTATATGACAGAAAGGGTTTTTTTTGGCGATATTCTCGATGATGATTCGGATGGTAAAAGTAATAAGCTAACAGTTACCAACAGGGCTACGGTGCAACCAGTCGCCTTGATGCGATTGAACGTCTTTGTTCCATCCAGCCGAGCCGCCAAGGGGCCGCAATCCAGTATCGATGCCACAGCTGAGCTGATGGGGCTCGATTTTTCTCGTCGAGAAGGGTATGACGATATCCGTATCACTGGCGAGCGCCTTAACATGTCGATCGACTTTAAGGTTTGGGTCGGTGTAATCCAGGCGTTTAGTAAGTACGGCCTCAAATCAAACATAATTCGATTACCGTTCACAGAATTTGCGGCGATGTGTCGGTTCGAGTCTAAACGCTTCGATAAGCGTCTGAGAGCCAGTATTTCGACCTCGTTAACGAAACTGCGTGGGAAGACCATTACCTTCTCTAAAACAGGACCACAGGGCATACAGAAGGTGTCTGCGACGGGCTTGCTGAAGACGGGGACGTTTGATTTTGAGAATGACCTGGTTGAGCTGGAGGCGGATCATCGCCTTTGGGAGTTGTACCAGGCTGATTATCGTGTGCTGCTGCGACATAAGCCGATCAATGAGTTGGCCCGTAAGGAGATTGCCCAGGCTATCTACACGTACATTGAGAGCTTGCCAAATAACCCTGCGCCTATCTCCTTTGCTCGAATCAAGGAACGGCTTGTACTGCTTTCGCCTGTGAAGGAGCAGAATAGGATGATTAAGCAGGCGTTGGCACAGCTGAGTGAGATCGGGTATTTGCAGTATTCGCTAAGTAAGAAAGGCACTGAGCATTATGTGCTGGTGCATTCCCGGACGCCGACACTTGGCGTTACTGCAGCTGGATCTTAATCGCTGGTGGGTGTGTCGTAGTGGGATTCTTCCCGTTTTGACACACCTTTTGCCTGCCGGTATGTGTTAATAGCCCGCCAGGACACACCTACGTCTATTTTTTAAACTCTCTTTTCCCGTTACGACACACTATGCAGCGTGACGCTACCTACTCAAGGTGGGGTTTGGTATGAATCTTCCCTCTTCAACACACCTTTTGGCTGGTCAGTAGTGTGCAATGGGGCCCTTTTCCCCGTTACGACACACCCGATAGAGAGATATCTTCCTTTGTTGGGCTGTTTTTTAGACTGTTTCCCGTTATGACACACTTTAAGCGCTCGTCTCTATTGCAGGGGGATAGGTCCCCGTTTCGACACACCCAAACTCAACAGCTCCGTAGCTAGCGGGCTTCTTTCCCGTTACGACACACCTTATCTTGGGGGGGCGGCTAGTTTTCGCCGGTATCTATTAGGGGGAATACTTCCCGTTACGACACACCTTGTTTGTAATGTGCAGAGTTCCCGCTACGACACACCTTCATGACTACGGCCGTAAATTCTCTCACCTTTGGCGCGGTAATTGTCTGGGGGGTGGGGAGGTTGCCGTAAATCTTCTCACGTTTGAGCCCGGTGACTACAGGGCTCAATTTGGCTGCCGTAAATCCTCTCACGTAAGTGACTAATGAGCGGATGAGTTAATGAGGGGGGGGGAGGGCGGCTTTATTTATGGTCGCCACTTTTGAGTAAATGACAATATGACAATATGACAATGCTGTTTTTTTAGCTATTTGTTTTATAGTGACTTTTTATCATTATGAGACGTTCCATTTCTTCGTCGATGTAATTGAATTCATAGTGATCATAGTCATTCGCCGGCAGCATGTGACGCGTGGATGTCTGTAGCCCCTGATTTATCCGGTCATCGTGATATGTCAGCGCCGCTGCAATAGTGAGCACATCTTCATCGTATGAGTAAACTGCGACGATATCAGTATCGATTTTTGTGCCGTAACTATTTTCACCCTGGCTGATCGCCAGAGTTTTTAGTGCTGGCCAGAACGGCCCATAGCTACGGTACATACTCGGATCTGCGCTAATCACGCTGCTTAGTCCTGTGAGAAATTGGGATACGATTTGTTCGTCCTGCATACCTGGGCAGTTTTCTTCGATCAACTCACGGAGTTCGGCGGCGCTAGGCATAATTGTCTCATTCAGTGTCATGTCGTTAAGCGGCGGATCCCCGCCGCTCTCCCTGTTATTTGGTTGATAAGTGTGTCAGTACGTCGCTAATGTCGTGCTTTGCTGGAATGAGCCACCAGCCGCCTTCGAACTCAAGAGCCTCTGCATAGGCGCGTTTGGGCTTATACCACACGGCGCCGTAACGAGCTTTAATCCCATCATCGCCTTCCTTGTTGTTGTAGAGGATGCCATTTAAGCCGTTAGGGTCGTGTAGTCCCCAGGCTTCTCCCGGCTCGAAGGTGAAGCGGCGAGTGCGTACTGGTTTTGAGTTGAGTTTACATTGTAAATTGAGGCTGGCAGCCAAACTCAGCACGTCATCGCTGGTGGCCCGCTCTTTAGGCTCGGGTTGCTCAAGCAATGCGCTTGCGCTTACTGTGTCTGCCTTTTTCTCCTGCTCTTTTTCTTCATCCACACACATCCTGTCCAGCGCTGCTGCTGCAATGTTTTTAAGAGCCTGATATGAGGCCATGTCGGACAGGGTTATCTCATCTTTGCTCAGGTAGCCCAAGGTTACTAAATCGGCCAAAACCTGGGGGTAGTGGATGATGTTGTCACGGATCGATGCTCCATTACTGTGAGTATCGAGGATTCGTATAGTCTCTCGGTACGACGGAGGGATAGAGTCCAGGTTATGTAGGCTGTGGCGCCGCATTTTGATTTGAGCGTCGGTGTTATCTAGTAAGGTGCGAAAATCGTCCATTCGCTCTTGGCTATCGTTCTTGGCCGACTCCTGGCCTTCTTGGGCGATGAGATCCGCAACGCCTTTCACTGCGAGGGTTGCTGCCTCCTTGAAAGCCTCCGGGTTACTGACGTTTTTCGGTAGGAAACTATCTTCGATACACCATAGCTGATCGGTTGTAATGGATGCTTCGCCATTCAGGTATAGGGTGCCTGCGTACCCCTGTTCCAGCATAGAGCTAATGGCTAACCTTCTTGCATGGGCAGCCTGCTCTTTTGCAAATTGTTCGATATCCTCATCGTTGCCCGGCGCGAGGTATTCCTTTGCAACTCGCTCCCAATCGGGGCCGAAAATATAGGCCATTTGCTCCGGGTTCACGGTGTTCCCGTATTGATCGAATGCCAGCTTTGCTGCTGTGCTCCGTAAGCCGCTTTCGCCTTCTTCAGGCAGGTACAAAGAGCGAAGTTCTTCAGGTGTGGTGATGCGGTTCACAACAGCCAAGTTACCCTCGGCATTGAAGACTAGGCTGGATACCATATTGATCGTTAGCCTACCTTCCTGCATGAGGCGCGCGGCCTTCTCTGCACCAACTCGCAGCACAATCGCCGTTGGCGACTGCGGTTTTTCCAGGTCGCGTAATAGAGCTGCATCATCTTCAGTGTACGAGGCTGGCGTGAAGCGGCGTGAGAAGTCATAGGCGGGGATAATGAATCTGCTGCCGGCGCTGATGGTGTAGACCCCATTGGGACGATGGACCGCTTCGACAGTGATCGTGTTTTCATCCTGATCAAAGGATAGGGCTTTGACAACCAGAAGGCGGTTCCCCATGATTTTGCCTTTGTCATCAGTCCAGAATTTTTCATCATAAAACGCACCAATGCGTACTGGCTCGCCGTCCACAAGGATGTATTGCTCCGGGTGTAGAAGGAGATCGCTATCGGCGTTAATCAGCCCTTTTTCGATGGCTGACTTAATGACTGGCGCCAGGCGTTTAATCTCTGAGTCGGCACTTTTGGCGCGGTTGACTTTGCGTGTTGCACTGAGAAGACGACGGCGGTGCGTATTGGCTCCTTTCTCAAATAAGGCAAGCACTTCTGCCGATTCTTTGAGTTGGCGGTTGTTATAGTTTATATCCCATGCCAGCTCTTTACGCTTTTCTGGGTTGGCTTCAACAGTAGCTTTGAGCATGGCTTTTTTAGCGAGAAGCTCGTCATACATCGCTTGTTTCTGTGCCAGCTTTTTCTCTGCGAGGTTTAAATTTTCTTGGCATGTTTGCTCATTTTCGGTGAGTGACTCTATACCTTCATTGGCAGCGGCAGTGGCTTTTAGGTAGCGCTGTAGAGATATCTTGGCGCTGGACTTAGCGGCCTCCATCATTTTTCTCGCGATCTCTTGGCGGGCCTCCTCCATCTTCTCCCGGCGTTCAGTGTCATTTTCGGCCAGCAACAGACCAACATCTTGAGCGCTGTCAGCGTCAGCATTGCGCATTTTGGTTTCGTCGGACGTAAATAGCTCATTGATCCAGGCGGCTTTGCGTTTGAGCGTTTCCAGGCGGAATTCATCGAATGATCCCTTCCCACAGTAGTAATACACGTCTACTTTTTCCTGGCTGGCGCCGACGCGCGCCCCGCGCCCGTTACGCTGAGCAATACTGGCTGGCGTCCATGGTAAGGTGAGGTGGTGAATCGCCGTTGTTCCCTGATGTAGGTTAATGCCCACCTCGGCCTTTTTGTTACAGATAACGATCCGAGTGCGTCCTTCGTTATAGTCAGCGGCAATAGCCTCCAGGCCGCTCAGGCTCCCTTCGCCCATTTCAGCATTGTAGGCATCGAGGGCAGTTTCATACGCTGCTATATCTTCCGCAGGTGCGTTTTTGCCTGGGGCCTTGGGCTTCTTCAGCCGAGAGGCTGGCTTTCCCCGCTCCGCGACGCTGGTGGCGTTAATGATCCCGATCTCTTTGGCATCGATGCTTAGGTACTGGGCAATTAGGCGGGTGAGCTTTCCGTGTTGGCTTTTCTCATCGGAAAAGATGATCTGTTTACCTCCGGCGTCATAGTGCTTTTTGAGGTTCGCCAGCATTGCTGCGTACTTTGGCACCATGGGGTGAGTGACGTCGTGTAGCTGAAATTTCTTCAGGCGCTTGGTTACTTCAGCCTCGAATGACTCTGGGACTACCAGCTCAATGGCCTTATCGCTGGTGGTAATAGCGATGTTTGCCGTAGTGTTGACTGTTTCGATCTCGCCAGCACTATTCTCTTGCTCGATGCGTATCGTTTTCGGCAAGTCATCGGCCAGTGCTCTCACTGCGTCGGCATCATTCAGTGGGAACCGGAAAGTCATGCGGTGATAGTACAAATCGAGATCGGAGCACACGCGATCCATATCGCGAATAATGCTAAATATCTCGTCTTTCTCAATCTCGTTACCGTCGATATCGAGAGGTGGCTCCATTCCCATGAGCTGCGCGGCCTGACGCTCTAAGGGGGTCATCGTGGCCCATTTGGCCCGCTGGCGCAGGTTGGTATAAATATCCTCCTGCTCATCGGACATAGGGGCTTCAACGTTGGATTCCTCCAAGTTTGGGATCTTGACTACTTTCCCTACGTCATCGGCGCTTTTCAGGTTTACCCAGCGATGGAATATACCCCGTAGGCCGTCGAGGTTTTTGAAGCCCACCAGGCCATCCTGCGATACAGCGTCGCCGGCTAGTGTCTGCCTGATCACGCTCTCCACCTCGCCAAATACACGAATGAAGTCATCAGGGGTGTATACGCCGATGCTTTGCCATTCCTCTTGTGTCATGACGTGGCTAAGCATGTTGTAGGCATCAACGGGGGAGTTTACTGCGGGCGTGGCTGTTAACATTACGGTCCCGCGCCCGCTGAATTTCTTCATTAGGTACTGGTTTTTTAGCGCCATATCGCGCGCAGACTTAGCCACGTTCGCAGAGGGCAGGTATGCCAGTCCGGCCGATTCCCGGCCCAAGGAGAAGCTGTTACGATAGTTATGGCCTTCATCCACGATCACTGAGTCAAAACCCATATCCTCAAAGTACGGATACTCCTGGTTCTTGTCGGTGCCTGTATCGCTTGCTTTGGCCTTGAGGTTTGCGCGTTGCGCCGCTGCACGGTGACCGTCTGCGGTTAGGCTAACCTTTCCGGCTTCGGCAAAGTCATACATGACTTGAGAGGTGTGGTCGGAAATGGTTTCTTCGCGTAACGGCAGCTTTGCGTACTGTTCTTTTGTCATGATGACTGTTCGCCAGTTTGAATGCGGCACGGAGTGCATTCTGGCGGTGATGGTTTTAGCATCAGACAATGTGACGTTATCGCGCATTACTGGAGTCCCAGTCAGCTTGTTGATCCGCTGCTGGCCATTCTCATCGAGGACAGGGATTCGCTGGATTGAGCCATCGTCATTCGCCACAACATCAAGGCCGATAAACAGCATATGACGGAAGGCATCAGCGTTATAGAATTCGCGAGTTTCGTGATACCAGTTTTCTAAGACAGCCTTCGGTACAACGATACAGGTCCGCTTGCTGCGGCCTTGCTCATAGTTATAAGCCATCAGCGCCAGCGCAGTAGTCGTCTTACCCAAGCCAGTACCGAATGCCAAGATTCCGCGCCCATCTTCGGAGAGCCGGCGGATAGCTGAGTTCTGGTAACTAAACGGTAGCCGTTCTCCTGACGCACTTTTCAGTTGAAGATCTGCGTCTGAGTGTTCGAACGGGATGTAGAAGTTGAAGGACTCGTTGTACTCGCTGACAACGTTCTCAAAGTCATCATGTTGCCGGATGAACTGGTCGAATCGGGCTTCCATTTCCCTGATACGGGCGGAGTATGCGGCCGCATTAACGCCGCGAGGTTTCCGGCCGTTAAGCCAGTGCTCCAGCTGGCGCTCAAAGTTTTCACCGCTGCGATCGATCTCTTTGTAAACTTGGCAGCCTTCGTTTTTATCAAAGATACTACTGCGAGTGTAGCCAACGAATATGCCGTCTTTGCCCTGGTAGTCCTCAGAGGTAAGGATGCCGTTTTCGACTTTCTCAGACTTGATGTAGCGAAGTTTGTCGTATCCTTCAGACTGGAGAAATTCAGCGATAATAGAGCGGTCCATCCAGCGGGCGCCCATGCTGAAGGTGATATCCTCCGGCTTGGTTTTCTTGCGCTTTCGCTCGATAGCCTGTAGCTGTAGTTGTAGGTTTTGCTTTATCGCGTCCGCCGGCGCGGCTTGTAGTGCTTCCATTATGGAGGCTGTTACACCCTGGATGTTCCCGCTGGTGGCCCGCTCAAACTTGGTGAGCTGCCCACCCGGCGTAATGGCTATACCATCCTGGTTCGCGAGGAAGCATAGTGCTGCCATATCGTCTGAAGGGAGTTTCCCCGTGTATAGCTCCCGGAAGTCAGCGAGTGATACTTCCCCAGAGATCGCATTGCCATACAGGTGATGTAAGACGGCGTTGATATCTTCTGTATCGAGCTGTACGCCATTCATAACATCAAGGCTGTTACTTAGCAGGTCGGATAGTTCTCCGGTGCTGCTGGTGGCGTTGACGAAGCTCAACCACTGACCCGCGCCTGGTCCATTCAACGATCGCAATAGCCTGTCGTTTTTGGTGATGCCATACCTGTCATTTTCTTTGGCAACTAGGCGGCGGATATCTTCACGGATAGCCTGAACGTGCTCATGACCATTGCCGAGTAACGCGATGGAATCGGAGAGGTTATTAATCGACTGGCCGAGCATATGTCCCCTGAAAACGCGCTCTTGGGCAGCTGGCTTTTGCTGCTTGGCAAACTCCATAGCGCGCCGGGTTGTATCGTCGATCATGTGGGGGAAGTCGGCGGCGATATTTTTGATCTGGGCCAATGGTAGGGTGAGCGTGCCGGCGGTGCTCTTTAGCAGAGTTTGGAGTGCCGATGCGTCAGTTGCTCCATAACGGCTTGCATCGAGGGGCTTAGTCATATCCAGAGCTTCAGGATCCCAACTGCCCAGTGTTAATTTATGCCAGCGGCCGTTGATAACACGACGCTCACCTTCTGCGTAAATGTGCGGCGCGGTTTCTGGTGTGAACTCCAGCAGATCCCAGTTAATACGGGAGTCGAAGCGGTGCGCTAGGCTCTTTTTGACCTGCTCATTCGTTATGCCATTACTTTTAACGGCCAGTCGGCGGAATTTCCCGGCACCGGTGACTTCCTCCGATCCGTGGATAAAGCGTTTCCCATCTTTTTCAAACCAGCGCCCACTGATGAAGGTATCCCACAGAATGTTGGCTTCGGCCAGCTCATTCGATGAGGCGTTAGCAATACGATCGACCGCCTCTGCTGGGTGTTTTTTCAATACCCACACGTCGGTGGCTGTTTCTGTGCCTGCGTTTTCGAAAGTGGTTGATGGCATCCTGTGTGCCCCCAGAAATTCCGCTTTTCGAGAGAGCGCCGCTCGGAATTTCTTGTGTGAGCTGCCGGACGTCATGCCATACGGGACAATAACGCAGATCAGCCCATTAGGCTTGGTCTTGTCGATCATGCGTTGGACGAAGTAGCGGCCAATATTGCTTTCGTCTTTGTACTCAGGATCCAGGTAGGCAGTCGGGCGGCCTTCGCCAAATGGCACGTTCCCAATCGAGAAGTCAAAGGTCCCATCTGGCGTGTTGGCTGCGGTTCGTTCGAAGGCGCCGCTGGCGACTTTATCCTCCGGGTGTAACAGCTGGTTTATTTTGGCGGATAGTGGATTGAGTTCGGCCGCCGTCATGATGGCACTGGCCGGTTTCGTTTCATTAAAAATGCCTGTGCCAGCGGACGGTTCTAGACCGTTCCCTACGTCCGCTCCGTAAACACTGAGCAGATCCCACATCCCTTGAGCAACATGTTCCGGGGTATAGTATTCGAATTGCTTACCGGTCCCATCGGTGCCCAAATCACCCTTGAGGCCCCCTTCACCGGTATAGCCGGCCAGCACGCGCTTTTGCTCGTCAGTCAGTACCGAATGCTCATCCAGCATATTCAGGAGCGCGATCGCTGCGGTGTTTGCTGCAATGCGAGCTTTAGAGATACTCACGCCAGGCTTTTTCTGTACCCCATACTCGATCCGCTGGCGGATGGTTGTGACGGCTCGGATCCTGCGGGCTAGGTTTACATGGCTGGTGGCTTCTTCCACCAGCGCGCAGGCTTTCTTCACGCGGTTAGGGCTGTTTAAGTTCCCCACGATAACCCCTTAATTTGTTGTTTATTGCTTGAAAGGTTTATTCTTTCGCCGCGCGCGGTGTAATTATCCTAACGAAATGCGGAAATTACAAAGGGGGACTGGTTTCCATGCCAGCCAAAGACAAGATATCTGCGTTTGTACGCATTTTTACTGGGTATAACCCAGCCGATCAGGATGACTATTCAACTGGTTATCAGGTAGGTGGTGGGTCAGCCGTAGGTTACACGCCAACAGCGGCGGCGATAGGCTCTAGGAGTGGAGAGTCTCTGGATGGATTGGGAACCGTCACGGGAGAGTTTGTCGCAGAGCCTGAATTACCGCTGGACCGTTTTTCTCGCTATGTCGAGTATGAACGTATGGCGAGGGATCCTACCCTGGCAGAAGGTTTGTCGATTCACTTAACACACGCGTTATCTGTGAATAAACGGACTGGGCTGAGCTTTGAAATCGTGCCAGCGGGCGATGATCTAGCTGTGGCAAAAGAGCTCATGGATGATATTGGCTTCAAGCTGAATAAGTTGATGGTCGGATGGGCTCGAACTATGTGTGTTTACGGCGTCTCATATATTCGCCCACACATTGCTGATGGAGCGGGGATTACCCATTTTGAGAGTAATTACTACACGCTCCCGAGGTTTGTCCGTGAGTATGAGCGCGCAGGCGCACTGGCTGGGTTTACTTGTGAACATTTTATTGAACCTGGTGGTATCCGGTTCCGGCTGAGCCAACCTTGGGACCTCATCCCATTGAAAATTCCATATTGGGCGCCTGACTCTATGCAGATGCCGATCCAACAGGGTAGCGAGCCATTCAGTCTGCTGACTGATCCGAAGGAGCGGGTGCCACAAGAAACGCAGAACTACGGCACCAGCCTATTTGAGAATACGTTTGGTCCATACAGTGAGTTCAAACAGGCCATGCGCAGCCTGAAAGGTGCTAGGCAGATTAGCGGCAACATCGAGCGTCTGATTGGGTTGAATACCGACTCGTTGGATCCTGTCCGTGCTGCGTCGTATGTGAATACGATCGCTGCCACATTAAAGCGTTCGGCTGAAAGCTCCATGAAGGCGCTACAGCGGCGGGGGATTCTGCCGACAGTATTCAATCGGCTGCTTCCCATCATGGGTGGCGGTAAAGGGGGGATGACCGTAGACACGCAGGTCTACAATGCCGATATCCAGCACATCGAAGACGTTATGATGCACATGCGTCGAATGGCATCGAGCATTGGCCTGGACATATCTATGCTGGGATGGTCTGACATGCTGGCTGGTGGCTTAGGTGAGGGCGGTTTTTTTCGGACTAGCCTGCAAGCGGCGATGCGTGCCCAGTGGATCAGGATGGCGGTTCAGACGTTTATCGAGCGAGCTATCGAGATTCACATGGCTGTGAAGCATGGGAAGGTTTTCACTGACGCTTATCGACCATACAAGGTGGTGTTTAATAGCCTCAACAACGCAATTCAGGAGGAGGAGAATGTGGAGCGTGCCAGCCGGGCAGAGTATTCGAGTATGGTCGTTACGATCCTCGATACCATTCAAAATGGCAGCCTGGCTCACTCGGAGACGTTTAAGCGCCTCATTCTGGGTAATGTATTGGACGTTGATGAGAAGCAAATTGATAGCGTGATCAAGGAGCTGGCCTCGGCAGTGACAGAGCAGGGTGAGGATGCTGCTATGTTTGAATCTCTGATGCGGAATCAGATCAGCCGAGATGAGCTGGAGCAAATTATTCGAGATACTTTGTTGCCGGCGCGGTAATATCCGCACGCCTTCTCGCTGCGCGGCGGTGGAGGTCTATATGCTTAAATCGGATAGTTTTTCCCTGCTGAAGAATGCTCGTAAGTATGGGGCTAATGAGCGGCGTTATGCCATCGATAAGGTGGGCAAGCTCTTTCAGTCCCCGAGTGTCAAAGAGTCCCTGCGCCTGCGTGAGCTATACGGCTATTACGGACACGGCCTCCGTGAAATGATCGGCTCTCTCGATGTGCCTGAAGTTGCCGTTATTAAGGTGAACGGTAATTCTATTGTCACCAATACAGTCCCTTCCAACGTGTGTGTCGCTCTGGATATCGATGAAGATACCGGAGTGATTACGCATACCGAGGAGGTCCTGGACACCGATCCCGGTAAAATCGTGCAATCGATGTTGAAGGGGGAGGTCGGTGGCTGGAGCTGGGCTACGTCTGGGAAGGATGGCTACTTCTCCATTCCAACGTGTATTAAGGGCTTCGACTATGTTGTTCAGCCGAACTATATCAGCCTGCTGCACCCAGCCAGCGAAGGGATGATGAATGAGTCTGCTAGTGGAGCTGGTGGCCGTTACAGTGAGCAGGGCGTTATGTTCCTGGAGTCAATGCGTTCCGCTGGTTACGGTCAGGAGGCTGTGGATGCCATTGTTGAGGATATGCGGAACCGCGCAGTGGATTTGGATCTGATCGCTCATTTCCGTGAGCAGACCATGATCTTGGAGTCTGTTCGTGAACTGGAGGCTCTGGAGTTTGCGAAGGACCGCGCCGATCTGGAGAAGGAGCTCGATGAGCTGAGGGCACTGAATGAGCGCCGCACCGCTATGTTTTTGGATTCTGTCGAACGCTTGCCGGTATTTATGAGTCAGGAGCAACGCCAGGCTTTGAGTCGGATGGCAAGTGATAGCGATTTTGCCGTCGTTCGCACGTTATTTGAGTCCGTGCGCAAACTGCCCAATGGCCAAGTCCCAAATATTGGCCAACCGGAGCGATCACCGATAATTCGACCAACGGTAAGCAACCAGGATGAGCAGGGTATGAATCTGACCTTTAGCGCCCCCCAGGTCCCCAAATTCCAGTAAGGCTGGAACTATCAATCTACCCCGCTTTGTGCGGGGTTTTTTGTTTCAATACCCACGGTGGGTATTGCGGTGTTGGCGGTGGGTATAACTGTGGTTATAATACCCACGTAACGTTAAAAAAGAGAGGTATACATGAGATATCCAATCTATCTGCATCAAGCTGAGGATGGTTCATTTTCAGGGTTTGTACCTGATGTTGTGGGCTGTTATTTCGCTGGCGATACGATTGATGACGCAATTGCTGATGCGCAAAATGCGTTAAACACTTATTTTGAATACACCACAGAAGCAGGTGAATATCCTCAACAAGCAAAAACTGTTGCCGACCACATGAACGACGAGGATTGTACTGGTGGTTCATGGGCTTATGTCGATATCGATTTAACCAAGTATGACGGCAAAGCTGTCAAAATAAACATCACTCTCCCGCAGTTCTTATTGGCCCGCGTGGACGAGTATGTAAGCTCACATCGTGAATATGTCAGCCGTAGTGGCTTTTTGGCTGAATTAGCTCGACGTGAGTTATCTAAGCACGCGTAGTACTATGTACTAATATCTCTCTAGTTAACGTTATTAAAACCCCGCTTAGTGCGGGGTTTTTTATTGCGGCGGAGCTGGTGGCGGGCACTTATCCCGGTGCCGGGTAGGGAGCTGGAGAGCCAAATACCTCGCCGCCCGATATTCACCTTCACGAATGGCAAGCCGATAGTGATCGACGCACCTGTCTTTGCCAGGTTGAGCCATAGGAATGGGAGTAGCTTGATCCTGCGTTGGAATCGAATATGAGCCATTACATGCCTGCCCTATGCTGTCACGCCACTACGGCGATATTGGCGAGGGGACTTTGTTGCCTGTTTCACGCAACGTGAGTTTGGCCTAGCCTGGCGCCGGCGAGCTCCTTCCCCAATGTAGAACGTCCAGCCGGTGATCCGCTTACCTGATTTTTCTGGCTCGTATGTGACAGTAGTCCCAAGGGAGTCGGAGACAACTGTCAGGGATGGAATGATGATGCGGGTATTGATCGCTGATGCCGTGTAGCTGGCAGGTACTTCCATGATCCGGCGAAACTCATCAAGGGTGCAAGTAAAGCGGCCAGTGCTGCGCCAGCTGTTCAGAACTTCAAACAGTCTGTAGGTGTAAACACATCGTATGGCGCACGCCTGCTTGAGCTTGTACTGGGAAAAGTCACGGCGCAGGTGTTGCAGGAATGGGAAAACTTTAGGAGAGAAGGCCAGTTCCACGTAGCCTTTTTTCTTGTGATAGCTCGCAATATACACCCAGCGATTACGACTACTGAGGCCAGTCGATGGAGAGAATGTCGTGAACTCACGATCGAATAGCCGATCGCACGCAGCCTTTAGGTCACGGTATGCGTGGGTAGGGTATAGGTCAAACAGTTCGGCGTATTCCATAGCGTGCAGGCGCAATACATGGTGGCCGCTCAAGTGGTCGGTAAGGGCGCTTCCATTCATGCCATTCAGCATCGAGGCGCAGCAAACAATTACCCGCTTCTCATTCAAGCTAAGCCCATGTGCAGCGCGTACAAGGCTATTGTGCATCGTAACGATGTACTCAGCCATTTCTGCCCCGTGGGTGTCGTTGGCCGCGTCCAGCGCTTTTGGGATTTCCTCATTCGACAGCAAGCCACTATCGATGACTTGTTGCAGCATGTTGTCAGGCGTTGATTTGACCAGTGGAATGGTGACATCACCAAATTTCAGGATGGCGGTTGAAGGTTGCATTGCTACTTGTTTTGGGGGCGATTAGTACGATTTAAGGGATGGTAACAGACTCTACAGATATGACCAGTTGCTTGTGTCCACAGGTCCTGTGGATAAGGTTGTGTGTAACCTGTGATACTGACAACCAATTTGTTTTTTTCAACAACCAAGTTGTGTTTTTTACCCTGATTTTTACGACCAAGTTGTATTTTTTGTGCTTGCTGAAATTGGCATGCAAGCCGCACCAGCCCTGCGATTTAACATTTTTTTAAAAACCAGCAAGAAAGAAGATCTAAGAAACAAGGAAAGAAATTATTTTTTAGCAAAATTTCTTTAGTTTTTCTCTTTGTGTTATTCGGATAATCATTCCGTTAGTATGTTGCAATAGCGCCGCTACCGCTTCCTGTAGCCTTTTCTCATGTATGGAAAGGTCATGACGCATGAGGTGATGGAAAATCGCTTAGAAACGCTTACAGGCGGTTTAGCGATGTGTGGATATCTTTATTGATTTTTTATCGCCCTAGTCCATCCATTACCCACTTTTTCAGTGGGCTAGGGCGTACTTACAAAGGAGCAATTGGCAATGGCACAGAAAGGCGTGAATAAAGTGATCCTGCTCGGGAACCTGGGGAACGATCCAGAGGTTCGCTACAGCCAGAACGGCACAGCAGTGGCAACTCTCACACTGGCGACGTCAGAGAGTTGGCGTGACAAGCAGAGCGGTGAGAGGAAAGAGCGCACCGAGTGGCACCGTGTTGCGCTGTACGGCAAGTTGGCGGAGATTGCCGGCGAGTATCTGCGGAAAGGCTCTCAGGTGTATATCGAGGGGCAGCTACGCACACGCAAGTGGAAAGACCAAAGCGGCCAGGAGCGTTACACGACGGAAGTGGTTGTTGATATGGCTGGCACAATGCAGATGCTGAATAGCGCTCGCCAAGGAAGTGCGCCGGCAGCTGGTGGACAGGGACAAGGTAACTGGGGGGGCCAGCGTCAGGGGCACGCTACTCAGTCAGGAGGAGCGCAGGGGCAGCAGGGTGAGCCACCGGTTGATTTCGATGACGATCTGCCGTTCTAAATTTATCGTTTTAAATACTCAAATTCTAACAAACATCCAAATAATTCAAGACATGACGCGCGGTCACGTTTATCATTCCCTGTATGAGAATGAAATGCGTGGCACAGAATGGATAGATTCGTAGTAGATATACCCTGGGGACATAACGCCCTGGGGAACTTTGTGGATGCGGAAGAATTACCGATCGTCTTGCTTCAGCAGCACATAATCACCTATTTGCAGTCGGAAATAGCCTCACAAACTGTCTGGTATCGGGCTACTAGGGAAGCAAATGTAAACCTTCGTAGTGAGGTTGATGTGTTGCGCGCAGCTGAGGCCAGATTTAAGGCTGAAGCCACGCCAAAAGCTCATCAAGTTGATCGCCTCCTGGCCGATAACAGTCAGCTTGAAACCGAGAATGCGCGCTTGAAAGCCGATAATCAGGCTCTATCTCTCACATCTGCACAATCTGACGTGCTTATTGCCAATCTGGCAGAGCAAAACATCGAGATCGACTTACTCAAAGGGGAAAATGCAGAGTTAAAGGCTCGCCTTAATGAGTCTAAAACCCTCATTGACTCGATGAGCGACACGATGGGCATGATGGAAGATGCCATGCTCCGCACCAAGGCTCTTGCTCAACAAGACGCCCTACGCCTCAAGCAAGTTGATGGCGCCCTACTTACAATGACCAGAGATTTAAAACAGGAGAAGGAGACGAGTGCGGTACTTAGTACAGCAATCCGGGCTATGTCTCATGAACCGGTATTGAAAGTCGAGGGCAAGGGGCAGCTCCATTTGCTGGATGTGAACGACGTTGGTATCTATGCAGACTTAAAGTCTATGCTCGGGACGAATGGGAGCCTATGGATCTGGGTTGATATCGACGGCTACGGTCATCCCGTTGGCCTGAATGAGCAGGGTGATCTTGTCACCGGCACAAAGTCAGCAACCTACTTCTCCCGCCGGATCGGTAAAGCCGCTCGTGTTGAACTGATTGATACGTTGCTCCGCTTTGATAAGTCGTATTTCGATACCGTGCTGGCGTTGGTGATGGAATGCTATGCTGAGCTTTGCATCAATGGCACACGGCTGAAGGAGGATATTGTAGCGCTGGTGAAAGGTCTGGAGCTACTGCCGGAGCGGGAGGTTAAGTATCGGCAATTGGCCGCGTTACAGTCCAAGCTGAGCGAGCTGAAAAAGCAGCGTAACACAGCGGTGACTCGGTTTCGTGCGCGGTTGGTATCAGGTGTTAAGCCCACCAGCCAGAAAAAGACAAACAAGAGAAAGCGGAAGTAACAGAATGGCAAGAGCACCGAGGTTTTCTGAAGACTGGCTCAAGCAGCGCATCGAGCGGGGTTATTCCGCTGGGCTGTCTCTAAAAAATAGTCGTCAAAATACTAACGCAAATATTTTATTGGCAGAGGCAAAAGCCAAATCACCGCATCGTGCGGCATTAGCCAGATTGGAGAAAAACCCTGACCTGGTGAAGGGACACCAAGAGCATTTCCTGCAAGTTCGGCTATTCGATCGGTTCGAGCAGCGACATCCGGAGATCTACGCGCTGATGCACGCCACACCCAATGGTGGCGCCCGGAGTAAGGTGGCTGGCGCCGAAATGCAGGCCGAGGGGCAGAAGAAGGGATACCCGGATCTGTCGCTCGATGCCCCGCGAGGGGTGTATCACGGCCTGCGCATCGAAATGAAGCACGGTAATAACAAGCCCACGAAAGAGCAGAAGGAGTGGCTAACCCGGCTCAGTGCAATGGGGTATTGCTGTGCAGTCTTTAATGACCTTGAGGCTGTGACTGATTTTATCCTGCGTTATTGGGGGCTGGCCGCCGGTGAGAGTATGCCGGCACAGGATAGCGATAGCTGGTGGCAGGAGAGTGCAGCATGAAGCGTGTAAAAGCGGCAGAGGCACTCTTTTCCTTGCTGGGGGAGTGCGATGAGACATGCAGCATCATGTATCAAACAAGGGACGCTGACGGCAACGCGGATGGAATCGTTGCCGCGACGACTACACCGGCAGAGGCTCAACTAATGGGGGTATTTATGACCGCGATAGAGTTGCTGAAGGCTGGGCATCCTAAACGTTCGATCACTGCGCTGATTTCCAAGGCAATGACTGAGTACAAGGCGAGGATAAGCGGATGAGCACAGACAACGAGCAATCCGAGTACATTCTGGATCAGGATGTTGTCCGAGCGTTGTTACGCCAGAAGATCACCCGCCAGATCCGCTCTCAGGAGCGTTGCGTTACGTTGGTTAATACCTTCGTCGATATTATCCAGACGAAAGGGTTACTGAACATAGAGCCAGACTATGTGGCTCGTAAAGCTGGGTACACCCGCACATCCATGTATCGCTATTTTTGCGGTATCGAGGGGCTGTTAAGTTTTGCAGTGCAGGTGATCTTGCTGATGCCAGCCGAATCCTATACAGCCATGCACCTGAAGATCTTGCTATTGGGTGAGCACCTGATGTGTGAGGAGCATGTGCCGGTACAGCCAGACTGTGTAGAGGAGTTCCGCTGTGAATACATCGCGCGGTTGGATGATAAAGATCTTCAGTCACAGATTAAGCATAGCCGCCTGGAGCTGATAAAATAATGGGAGTGACGATTTTGTATGCAGCAACTTGCGCCATTTTGGGATGCCTGTTTGGCCTAGCAGGCATTATCCTGTTTTGCTATGGCGCACCGGCAATGCGAATCCGGCGTGGCGGCGTGCTATTCCTGCTACTGGCTGTATCTGGAGGCGTGCAGGTTTATACCGCATGGGATGTGATCCACCAGCCGACGGGAGTGAATTGTGTGCTTGCCATGAATGGCTGAGAAATAGTGATTAAAAACCGGGCTAAGACCCGGTTTTTTTATGCCTAGAATGTAAGTTCTATCGGGCAAAAAACCTTTTATTAGGTTATTTTACCGTGACATACCATCTGAAATAATAGCTTTGGGAGGGGGAATGGCACTTGCAGCTGTTCAAAAGACGACTATATCGACTCAGCAACAGAAGATCCTGGATGCTGCGAAGCGTAACGGCGCCGTTGTTTGTTATGAGCTTGGTCGAACGTACCGGTCGGGAGAGGATCGGCTGAGTGCGGTCTATGATGTGGCGGGCAATGTGCTGTTATCCGGGGTAAACGGTAAGTCTATTTTGAGCCTGTTTAATAAAGGGCTGCTTGTGGAGTTACCGCAGGAGCGTGAAGACTGCCGTCGCTTTGCCCTCGCGGATAAACTCCGACCGTCAAACCTGAAGATATCTGATCGTGCGAAGCCAGAGAAGCTGACGCTACAAGTCCTTGTGGAGGCTGCCCGCCGTCACGGAGTTAAACTGGAGTGGAATAGCAACACGAAGATCATGCAGATTAGTCGGCGTGGTAGCGCTTTGAAGTTACCAATTACGCATGATTTGCAGGGGAATGAGATTAAAAAAATACGCCATTTCAAGACGCTAGCTGAGTGGGTCAGCTTTCTTGAGGGCGAGTTTAAGAAGCTCGATGAACTTAAAAACGCATAAATAATAAAAAACAGCTTTAGTATTTATATGTTTATGGTATGATTCCTTTCGTTGGGGGGACATGGCGTCCCCCCTGTAACGATCACCGTCAGACTGACCTGAGAAATCGAACTGACGGTGACAGCGAGGAAATAATACCATGCTTCAAGATTTTGCCGCTACTCCAGTTACCCACGAACAAGCCACTCGCAAGAGCACGCTGCTGAAGAAAACCTTTGTCGTTATCGGCTTTTGTGCCGTGTCTGTGATCGGCTTCCTCTGCGCCGCTGCTGTTTACGAATGGGCTGCCTATGGGCACTTCTTAGGGATGTAATGGGGATTGTGAAGTAAAAAAAGGCCGCTGACGCGGCCTTTTGTGTTGCTGGTGGATCTCATCAGGGAAGGAAGTCACCGCCTAACGGGATTCCAGTATCTTCTGGATCTTTTTCAACGATGGGGGCTGCTTGTGATTGCTGAGGCTTTGTTGCAGCTACCAGGTCATAGTCCAATCTGTTCGCTGGCTTCACATCAGGCGCTCCAGAGGCTTCCTGTGCGTTATTCTGCGGCGTTGCCCCAAAGTCTTGGTTAATAACCATCCCCGCGAGGTTCAGCGCGGCACAGATCATTTCGCGGCGCTTCTTCATGCTCGCCTGTTTGAACTGGATGCCATCGAGGGACAAGAGGAAGTTCCCGAGTCCCGCTTCATTCATCAGTTGCCCAACGGTGAGGCGATCTTCCAATGCGCGGGACTTCCTCCCGCGATTAAGGGTGTCATATTCCTTCTCAAAACGGCGTAGCGCGCATGTGTCGGGAAGGTCATTAAACTTCGGTATATACACCATAAATTAACTCACTTTTCTGGTGGGGTGCTGGTTATACAGCCTGCAAAAGTCGCGCCTTGCTTTGCATCATCATACGGTGAACACCAAGGACAACGGCCATTTCTGGCTTTTCAGGGACGATTACTACATCGTGCCAGCCGATCGCCGGGTCTTCACTGCAAGCAAACTCACGCAGTAGATGTGCGCCACCGCCGACCAGGATCACGACATCCACGTCTGCGAGGTCGCGATGCAGGGTGCGCAGGTCGCTACGGATTTGCTCCGCCAGCTCACGCTTCGCGGCGGTGATCTCCGGGGTCAAGTCAATCTGAGCCTCCTTCTTCATCGGGCTGCCGATAAAACCACGCTCGATGAGCGTCTCGATGGCGTTCCGCGTCAGGTTCTCAGGATGCTGGAGGCGTGCAAGGTTTTTGGCAGCCAGCTTGGCACGCAATGAGTTGTGCAGCTGGTGGACGCCATGCTCAGAGGTATGCAGGTTAGTGATTTGCATGTTACGGCGCCCGTCTTGTTCCTGGATGCCAATCAGGGCGAGGTCACAAGTGAATTGGCCGACGTCCACAACGATCGCGCGGGATACATCAGCGAATTTAGTCAAGATAGTGCCTTGTTCGCTGGTGGTTGTGTGAACGTATGCCGGGATCGCTTCCGGGTAGACGTGGACGGCCACAATTTCCGGTGCGTCTGTGTCGCCGTTGGCATTCTCCATGTGAGAGAGCAGGTTCTGGCGTTTACGCTCGATTAGGTTCTGGTCTGGTTTGTTGTTACGGAAGAAATGCCCCGCCGGCAGTGTCACACCCAGCATTACCTTTTTCCCGGCCAGCTTGGCTGTATGGCTAAGAGTATCCAGCACCAATGCCCGGTTAGCCGCACTGGTTTGATACTGCGGATCGCAGGTGTTTTCCGGGCTGATAGAGTCGGAGACAGCTGTGTAGACCTCTCCTTTGTCATCGATCCAGGCATGAGAGGAGGTTAGGCCATCTGCGCTGTAGGCATCACCTTTTTGTACGATACTGGGGCGAATGCCGGTTGTGATTTGTTCGTTTTCGTTAGTGAATGCGAATGAAATATTGCCGCTGCCGTCATCACATGCAACAACAAAAATATCTTTATTATCCATAATCGAGACTCTCTTTTACTTACTATAAATTAAGGGTTTTTACGTCGAAACGTGACAATATTGTCACGTTATCTATCTGTATAGTCAACTAAAAGCGTTGATAAAAGCAATCAAAACTCTGATTTATTCTTTACAGAGAGAAAAAGAGGGAAGCGCTAGACATTACAAAGTGCCGCTCTCCGCATAGAATATGAGTTATAAAATTTTCGTTAGTCTTTGATGTGGTTGCAATTGGATGGGAACCGGCAAGATCGACTGGAAACGGCACGCTGCGATATATGCAGCTGAGTACGCCCCTAAAGGGGTCAGTATTGCTGAGTATGCCGAACAGAATGAACTGAATAAAAACACTGCTAGGCGCTACCTCCGGGCGGGTGATCACCATGCTGATCACTCGGATGATCATGTGGGTGATCACCCGAGTGATCATGTTAGTGATCATGCAGTCGCGTCGAAATCAACAAAGAAGGGAAAAACAGCAAAAGCCGCGCCAGATAAGGGCTCTAGGGCAAAAAAAGCGTCTGGCGAGCGGGCAAAAACACGCACCAGATCACCTGATCAGGGGCAGAAATGGCGTGACGCGTACACCGATGATCATTTGCAGGCCGGTCTGCCGAGCTTTGTTGATCGCGGGAGTGCCAGAAAGCGGCGGCCGCAGGTGAAAGTACCCATTGAGGTGATGCGCCGGATTCGGAAGACCAGCAGTACGCCTAACTCCGCCCCGATTACCCACGGTGGATATGCCGATATCCCAGATGAAATGTGGGATGCGGCACTGGATATCCCAGATGAGGAGATCGACTTTTGGAACGTGCGTGGGGCAATGGCTACCCTGATGACGCTGGTCAAACGCCGCCAAGAGGTGGAGCGATTTTATGCTGGCAGTATCGAGGGAGAACGTCTCCGGGATAAGGATGAGGATGGTAGTGATGAGGCGCCGGTAGAAGTTCAGCTCCTGAAATCCGCCTGTAGCGGTGTAGATCTGGAAGTCATGTTGCGTGGATATATCCGCTCACAGCGTCAAGGCGATCTCCAGAGCCAGATCCGCTTGATGGAGTTAGAGACAAAGGCAGAAGAACGACGTCTTAAAGCTACAATCCAAAAGCAAGTTTGGAGCATCCTCGCTAAGCGGGACGCCACAGGGCAGAGCGCTGGCGATACGTGCCGCCTGATCGAGCGTATCGGAGGGACTGTGCCGCCGTCGCTCCTGAAGGAGTATGAGTTCGAGCTGAAGACAACTCCGCCGGACCTGGATGATCTCCCTGGCTCCAGCCCTGATGAGTTTAACCAGGAAGTGGATCAATATCTGGCTGCGCAACACGCTTTACCAAGCTTTTTGGAGGGGCGCCGGTCAGAGGTGGCCAATATGGTTGACTCGCTGGGGATGGGGGATGACAGCGCTGATAGCGGCTCTATGCTGAGCGTCGGGTTGTTAGAGGCTGATGATGGTGAGGAGTGGGAGTCTGACGAGGACTCTGCCCTGTATAGCTCACAGACTGATGACTCTCTCTATGCTGAGGATGGCGAATAGTGGCAAGGAAGAAGCCCCGCAGCATTATGAGCGACCCTCGATACCGGGATCTGGTTTACCGGTATCGCTATAACTGGGCGCTGGCCGCCATCGAGCTATTCGGCAAAACGCCAACCTGGCAACAGGATCAGATCATCGACTCGGTACAGCAAGTCGGCAGTTGGACTACTGTTTCGTCCGGTCATGGTACGGGTAAGTCGGATATGACCAGTATTATGATCATGTGCTTCATAATCATGTTCCCTGGTGCGCGTGTTGTCCTTGTGGCAAACAAAATCGGCCAGGTCATGACTGGTGTCTTCAAGTACATCAAAACTAACTGGGCGACGTGTGTCAGGCGGCATCCATGGCTTGAGCAGTATTTTGTCCTGACCGATCAGATGTTTTACGCCAGGGAGGCTAAAGGTGTCTGGGAGGTTGTGCCGAAGGGCTTCCGATTGGGAAATGAAGAGGCGCTGGCGGGTGAGCACGCCGAACATCTATTCTACATTATTGATGAAGCGTCTGGCGTATCTGATAAAGCCTTCGGCGTGATGACCGGCGCATTAACACAGAGCGATAACCGCATACTCCTCCTATCACAGCCTACCCGTGGATCGGGATATTTCTATGACTCTCACCACCGGTACGCGAAGGCTCCAGACAATCCTGATGGCCTGTTTACGGCTATAACCCTTAACTCAGAGGACTCACCGCTTGTTACGGTACGCTTCATCAAGCAAAAGCTCGTTGAGTATGGCGGCCGAGACTCTCCCGAATACCAGATCAAGGTATTAGGGCAATTCCCTAAAACCACCAGCGGCTACTTACTGGGGCGTGATGAGTGTGACCGGGCTGCGCGCCGCCAAGTGCGCCTGAAGGTCAATTGGGGCTGGCTGGCGACGGTGGACGTGGGTAACGGTCGTGATAGTAGTGTGCTGTCTATTTTCCGTGTGTCAGGCTGGCGCGAGAAGCGCCGAGCGGTTCCCGTTCTGGTTAGGGAAATGAATAGTGAGATCGACCCGGTGACATTTGCCAGCTTTATCGTGTCAGAGCTACGTGATGAAGTGTACCCAAATATCTGCGTGGCTGTGGACTCGGACGGCGTGGGAGACACAGTGTCTCAACTGCTGGAGAACGCTGGCTTGCGTGTGCAGCGTATTCGTTGGGGTAAACCCATGCACAGTAAGAAAGACAAGGAGCGCTTCCGCAATCAACGCGCCTGGGCGAACGTTGCAGCGCGTGATGCTATCCGCTCCGGGCGCCTGGCGTTAGATAAGCATAAAAAGACGCTAGAGCAGGCCAGTAAGATCCCCTATTTTCTAACGGAAACCGGGGCAATTCAGATGGTGAAGAAGGAGATCATGCGTCAGAAGATGAATATTAAATCGCCAGACCGCTGGGATACATACTGCTTCGCTATGCTGGCCGATTACATTCCACGTAACGAGTACGTGCCGACAGAGGTACAGGATAGTCGCAATAGTGTGGCTGAATGGCTGGATAGTTGAGTCCTAGGAGGAATGCGTTATCTAATTAACTATATGATATATAAAGAATAATAAAAAAAGAGAGAAGTGCTCCTTGGTCGATGTTTTTTTTCATCATGGGAGGGTATTTTTATAATGCTGGGATCCACTAATTGAGTAACTAATGCTCAGTTGACGTCCCTGATCAACTTTTAGTTGAGGAGCATAAATGTGTGGCGGGTAAATGACACAGCATTAGTTGCTTTCTCTCAATAACAGTCATGAGGCATGTTTTGAACCGAAAAGAGTTTATTCAGAGCTACGGGGCCACCTGCCGAAATTGGACGTGGAGCTGGTCATTCATCAATCATAGCAAGAGGATGGTTATTTTTGGTGCTTGGGATAGCGAGCGTGAAAAAGAGCGTTCAGTCATCCTGCGGGAAGACTGGGAGTACAATAGTAACGATAAAAAACAACCTGGTTATACACAGGCGATCGAACACATTGGGTATATCCTTCAAGGATATGAATTATTTACCTTTAATATGAAATATGCGCCACGAGCGGATAACCCAGACGTCGCTGTTATTAAAGGATTTGAACCCAAGCTGGAGCATCGGTTCCTGAGAAAAGAGGGTACTGTATGGTACGCTGATTTCTTCGCCAACCCGTTTCCAGAGGAAATTCCTGTGTCTGGGGATTATATAGAAGGGGCAAAAAAACGCATAACAGTTAACTCTTATGAGCGGGATGTTGAGGCTAGGCGGGCTTGTATCAGCTATCATGGCGCTATATGTAAGTGTTGTGGCTTCGATTTTGAGCGAGTCTATGGCGAGCATGGGAAAGGCTTTATCCATGTGCATCATATTAGACCACTGAGAACACTAGGTGATGGATACCAAATAGATCCTATCAATGAGCTGGTTCCGCTGTGCCCTAACTGCCATGCTATGGTTCATCGCGGTAATGTGGATAACCCATTGTCTATCGAAACACTTCGCAGCATGATTAGAAGAAAATGACGAATATTTATCCATTGGCGCCCTAACTAGGCGCCAATTGGATTATTAGTCTTCAGTTATCTCTGGATGTTTAAGGCCACTAAGGTCGCTCGCCCTCAAGCGGCGACTTCTGCCTTTGTCCCAATCGCGAGCAGCCTTCATTTTGGCATTCATTTCGTCTACCGCTCTCTGAGAGTACACAGCACCGACTGTATTCAGGACAGTATCGATAGGGCTTAGGAGGTCGTAGACGGTCGGTGAGCGGGTATATGAACGGTCGTGACCATCTTTGAACTCAACCGGCTTATCATCATGCCCAGAGTACAGGAACATGCCTCGGTGATTCATATTCTTGGGAGAAATATCATCCCCGATCGTCAAAATAGCTCGCTGGCAAACATAGCCGTCGCGACGTAACCGGTAAATTTGGTCGGAGCTACGTTCGAAGAACTCTATATCGCGCTTAATACGCTCTAGAAACTCTATATCTTGTGCCACTTTGCTGCGACTGGCGATGCGCAGCTTAATGTTAAGCATCTTCAGGATCTGTGCCTTGGTCATCCTCTGTGAACTGGTCGCGGGCGTCTCAATGAGGCGACAGGCTGACACACCTCTAAACATAAGGGGCGCCGGGTTGAAGATTTTAGATTTTTTTGGGTAGTGATTTGGCGCACTAGTGGATAACTCATCTGCTAAGCGGTGCCATTCCTCAACACGCGCACTCCATTCATCCCATTCGGCTTGAGTTTTGCAGATCACCAAAGGTTGGTATCCAAAGCCACCCGGATCCGTTTTGTAAGCAACAGCGCAACTGACGGCATCGTCTATGAGCTTTGTCTCGCACTGAGTAAAAGCGATAAAAGCCTGCTGAGCATTACTGTTTTGGTTCATGATGAATATCCTAACGGCTTTTTTATCTAATTCATTCGTTAAGGATAGAGGGAAAGGAAGTCGGCTATCAAGAGGATGACAGGTAAAAACCAGTAAAAAGCGGCGTTAAATGTGACGGCGCCGCATGGTTCTGTATACTCTATGCTCAATTAGTAGAGGGCGTTCAGTGTTTCTAGGATTTCCTGGCTTGTGACGCCGGCGGGTACATATGCGGCCAAATACACTGCCAGAGTCTCCTTTAAGTACGGAGAGAACAGAGGGATACGGTGCTGGATACGGATGCCTTCGATTTCTGCGGCAGATAAGCCTGACTTCATAAAACAACAACCCTTTTACATTTTAACTAAGCAATAGATTAATTGTATATAAATGTGTTTTTCGTATAGGTAATCTCGATTCTTAGGGCAAAGATTAATTATTGTAATATTATTTGCAAGTTATTATGTATGTTCTGAAAAATCACCAATTATTCATTATTCACGATACTTTGCCACGCGTATTGGTAAATGTTCGGCTTATTGTACTGGTTGCATGATGCCAAACGGAACTACGTGTCACGTATGATAAATAATTAATCAGGTCTTATTGTATTTTTAGAAATAAATTCAAACAATTAGAAATCAGAATGGTGTGATTCAAACAGTAAGTTACAGTATGGGTTAAGAATTTTCTCCATAACACCAATGGTGTTTCCGATGTGTCGCTGCTTTTTGCTGTTTTGGCGCCAGGGATACGGTTCACATTGTGTCATTACTTAATTTTGTCATTTTGTCATTTGAGTATCGAAAGGCGGGCATCGGCCGACAGAATGCCACCTGATGCAATCCTCCTTGATCACCCAAGCCATCAACTCCGAAGAGTCACAATCAGCACAAAAACAGTTTCAATGTGAAATTAGTTTCTGGGGTTAACGCTGAGCAGCAAGTTAGAAATTATTCTCGTTTACATTTAGCCGCATGAAAATGTGAGTCACATGGTGTCTGATTTCAACTTTATATATTGTTGGCTATATAAAGTTGATAGGGAAAGAGAGGGGTGGGTAATCTCGATCACCGAATCTGCACACTTTCGTGTTACTTTGGTGATTTGGCAGGGCTCATAACGAAGATTGCGCTATGTGAAAAATAGCCTACAACCACCCACACGTATTTTTATTTTTCACGTAGCGTTATCTGTATGTTTTTTACCGACGTTGAATGAGGGAAAGTTATTTTAAAACATATCGTTACCAACATTTGGCATATATGGAGAGTAAAGAATGATGTATGACGACGCAGTAAAGGCTGCAAGGGCACTGGCTAGCATTGTCCCCTTGCTGGGGGGCAGTCAGTCCCGCACTGATTATGAGGCCGCTCTGTCGTTACTCAATCATCTGCTGGAGACTGAGCCGGATAATCTGCTGGTCGATATGCTGAGTGTCAAGATCGACGCCTACGAAAACTCTGCGCCGGAGTTCACCGAGTTTAACCGGCGCCTGGCCGGTGAGGATGCGGGCGTAGCCATTCTTCAAGCGTTGATGAAAAGCCACGGTATGACTCAATCTGACTTGCAGGATGAGATCGGCAGTAAGGCGCTGGTGAGCCGAATCTTGAACGGCCAGCGCAACCTAACGTTAGATCATATGCGTAAGCTGGCCCGTCGCTTTAACGTCCCGGTGAGTGTGTTCGTTGACAGCTCAATCCAATAAACTGGTGAGCGTGTGGCCAGTGGTTGGCTGACACCTCCCCATCATAATTTTTACTTATGAGGGGGGGCGCCCTAGGCTGTAGCACTATTACCAGCGTAGGATCAAGTTACGAAAACGCCTCTGAGTCTCGCGTGACAAACACGGATTGAACTCCCACGCAAGCGCGTGCCCTTGATCAATACCATACTCATCCTCAAAACCAGTAGCCTGAAAATGCGTATAGTGATTAGAGTATAGGTACTCGTGGACTTCAAGAAAAAACGACTCAAAATCAATGTTATAATAACATTCTGATAGCCGGTTAGACTCCTTATGGGGGCACCTCAGAAAACGGAAAATAAAGCACGCTAAGGCATAGCTGACCTTGCCAGGCCTGCTTCGCCCTGTAGTGACGCGATCAACGGGCAGGAAACATTCCCCTTTCGTGCATGGCAGGCGCACACGAGTTCAGACAGCACGGTTTCCATGCGCGCCAAGTCGGCCATCTTCTCGCGCACGTCCTTGAGCTTGTGTTCGGCCAGGCTGCTGGCCTCCTCGCAGTGGGTGCCATCGTCGAGCCGCAACAGCTCGGCAATCTCGTCCAGACTGAACCCCAGCCGCTGTGCCGATTTCACGAATTTCACCCGAACCACGTCCGCCTCCCCATAGCGGCGGATGCTGCCGTAAGGCTTGTCCGGTTCCCGCAACAGGCCCTTGCGCTGATAGAAGCGGATTGTCTCCACGTTGACCCCGGCCGCCTTGGCAAAAACGCCAATGGTCAGGTTTTCCAAATTATTTTCCATATCGCTTGACTCCGTACATGAGTACGGAAGTAAGGTTACGCTATCCAATCCAAATTCAAAAGGGCCAACGTATGTCTGAACCACAAAACGGGCGCGGTGCGCTCTTCGCCGGCGGGCTGGCCGCCATTCTTGCATCGACCTGCTGCCTGGGGCCGCTAGTACTGGTCGCCCTGGGCTTCTCCGGTGCTTGGATCGGCAACCTGACGGTGCTGGAACCCTATCGACCGTTGTTCATCGGCGCGGCGCTAGTGGCGCTGTTCTTCGCCTGGAAGCGGATTTACCGGCCCGTGCAGGCATGCAAGCCAGGTGAGGTCTGCGCGATTCCGCAGGTGCGCGCCACCTACAAGCTGATTTTCTGGATCGTGGCCGTGCTGGTCCTGGTCGCGCTTGGATTTCCCTATGTCGTTCCATTTTTCTATTAACCAGGAGTTCATCATGAAGAAACTGTTTGCCTCCCTTGCCCTCGCCGCCGCTGTTGCCCCGGTGTGGGCCGCTACCCAGACCGTCACGCTAGCGGTTCCCGGCATGACTTGCGCCGCCTGCCCGATCACAGTCAAGAAAGCGCTCTCCAAGGTCGAAGGCGTGAGCAAGGTCGATGTGGGCTTCGAGAAGCGCGAGGCCGTCGTCACTTTTGACGACACCAAGGCCAGCGTACAGAAGCTGACCAAGGCCACCGCAGACGCCGGCTATCCGTCCAGCGTCAAGCAGTGAGCCAGCAAGCCAACGACAACAGCGAGAGCCGCTTCATGGGACTGATGACACGCATTGCCGATAAAACCGGCGCGCTCGGCAGCGTCGTTTCCGCGATGGGCTGCGCCGCCTGCTTTCCAGCCCTCGCCAGCTTCGGCGCGGCCATCGGGCTGGGCTTCTTGAGCCAGTACGAGGGACTGTTCATCAGCCGCCTGCTGCCGCTGTTTGCCGCGCTGGCCTTCCTGGCGAACGCGCTGGGTTGGTTCAGTCATCGGCAATGGCTGCGCAGTCTGCTCGGCATGATCGGCCCGGCCATCGTGTTTGCGGCCACGGTCTGGCTGCTCGGCAACTGGTGGACGGCGAACCTGATGTACGTCGGCCTGGCCTTGATGATTGGGGTGTCGATCTGGGACTTCGTGTCGCCGGCGCATCGCCGTTGCGGACCGGACGGCTGCGAACTCCCCGCCAAGCGCTTGTGAAAGACGGCTGACCGTGCGACACGGCGGCCCACACGAATAAGGAACGATGGTATGAGCACTCTCAAAATCACCGGCATGACTTGCGACTCGTGCGCAGTGCATGTCAAGGACGCCCTGGAGAAAGTGCCCGGCGTGCAATCAGCGGATGTCTCCTACGCCAAGGGCAGCGCCAAGCTCGCCATTGAGGTCGGCACGTCACCCGACGCGCTGACGGCCGCTGTAGCTGGACTCGGTTATCGGGCCACGCTGGCCGATGCCCCCTCAGTTTCGACGCCGGGCGGATTGCTCGACAAGATGCGCGATCTGCTGGGCAGAAACGACAAGACGGGTAGCAGCGGCGCATTGCATATCGCCGTCATCGGCAGCGGCGGGGCCGCGATGGCAGCGGCGCTGAAGGCCGTCGAGCAAGGCGCACGTGTCACGCTGATCGAGCGCGGCACCATCGGCGGCACCTGCGTCAATGTCGGTTGTGTGCCGTCCAAGATCATGATCCGCGCCGCCCATATCGCCCATCTGCGCCGGGAAAGCCCGTTCGATGGCGGCATCGCCGCTACCACGCCGACCATCCAGCGCACGGCGCTGCTGGCCCAGCAGCAGGCCCGCGTCGATGAACTGCGCCACGCCAAGTACGAAGGCATCTTGGAGGGCAATCCGGCGATCACTGTGCTGCACGGCTCCGCCCGCTTTAAGGACAATCGCAACCTGATCGTGCAACTCAACGACGGCGGCGAGCGCGTGGTGGCATTCGACCGCTGCCTGATCGCCACCGGCGCGAGCCCGGCCGTGCCGCCGATTCCCGGCCTGAAAGACACTCCGTACTGGACTTCCACTGAAGCGCTGGTCAGCGAGACGATTCCTAAGCGCCTGGCCGTGATTGGCTCATCAGTGGTGGCGCTGGAGCTGGCGCAGGCGTTCGCCCGACTCGGAGCGAAGGTGACGATCCTGGCTCGCAGCACGCTGTTCTTCCGCGAAGACCCAGCTATAGGCGAAGCCGTCACGGCCGCATTCCGCATGGAGGGCATCGAGGTGAGGGAACACACCCAGGCCAGCCAGGTCGCGTATATCAATGGTGAAGGGGACGGCGAATTCGTGCTCACCACGGCGCACGGCGAACTGCGCGCCGACAAGCTGCTGGTCGCCACCGGCCGCGCGCCCAACACACGCAAGCTGGCACTGGATGCGACGGGCGTCACGCTCACCCCGCAAGGCGCTATCGTCATCGACCCCGGCATGCGTACAAGCGTGGAACACATCTACGCCGCAGGCGACTGCACCGACCAGCCGCAGTTCGTCTATGTGGCGGCAGCGGCCGGCACTCGCGCCGCGATCAACATGACCGGCGGTGACGCGGCCCTGAACCTGACCGCGATGCCGGCCGTGGTGTTCACCGACCCGCAAGTGGCGACCGTAGGCTACAGCGAGGCGGAAGCGCACCATGACGGCATCAAAACTGATAGTCGCACGCTAACGCTGGACAACGTGCCGCGCGCGCTCGCCAACTTCGACACGCGCGGCTTCATCAAACTGGTGGTTGAAGAAGGCAGCGGACGACTGATCGGCGTGCAGGCAGTGGCCCCGGAAGCGGGCGAACTGATCCAGACGGCCGCACTGGCGATTCGCAACCGGATGACGGTGCAGGAACTGGCCGACCAGTTGTTCCCCTACCTGACGATGGTCGAAGGGTTGAAGCTCGCGGCGCAGACCTTCAACAAGGATGTGAAGCAGCTTTCCTGCTGCGCCGGGTGAGGACAAGGAGGTGTGCGATGAGCGCCTACACGGTATCGCAACTGGCCCATAACGCTGGGGTGAGCGTACATATCGTGCGCGACTACCTGGTGCGCGGCTTGTTACGGCCGGTGGCCTGCACCACGGGCGGCTACGGCGTGTTCGACGATGCGGCCTTGCAACGGCTGTGCTTCGTGCGCGCGGCCTTCGAGGCGGGTATCGGCCTGGATGCCCTGGCGCGGCTGTGCCGTGCGCTCGACGCAGCGGACGGCGCACAAGCCGCAGCGCAGCTTGCCGTGCTGCGCCAGTTGGTCGAGCGGCGGCGCGCGGCGTTGGCCCATCTGGACGCGCAACTGGCCTCCATGCCAGCCGAGCGGGCGCACGAGGAGGCATTGCCGTGAACGCCCCTGACAAACTGCCGCCCGAGACGCGCCAACCCGTTTCCGGCTACCTGTGGGGTGCGCTGGCCGTGTTGACCTGCCCCTGCCATCTGCCGATTCTCGCCGCCGTGCTGGCCGGGACGACCGCCGGTGCCTTCCTTGGCGAGCATTGGGGTGTTGCCGCGCTCGCGCTGACCGGCTTGTTCGTTCTGGCCGTAACGCGGCTGCTGCGCGCCTTCCGGGGCGGATCATGACGAGTTCGCAGCCCGCCGGATGGACGGCGGCCGAGTTGGCGCAGGCGGCGGCGCGCGGACAGCTTGACCTGCATTACCAGCCGCTGGTCGATCTGCGCGATCACCGGATCGCTGGCGCGGAAGCGTTGATGCGCTGGCGGCATCCGAGGCTTGGCCTGTTGCCGCCCGGCCAGTTCCTGCCGCTGGCCGAGTCGTTCGGCCTGATGCCGGAAATAGGCGCGTGGGTGCTGGGCGAGGCCTGTCGCCAGATGCACAAGTGGCAAGGACCGGCATGGCAACCGTTCCGTCTTGCCATCAATGTGTCCGCCAGCCAGGTTGGGCCAACGTTCGACGACGAGGTAAAGCGGGTGCTGGCCGATATGGCCCTGCCCGCCGAGCTTCTGGAGATCGAACTGACCGAATCGGTCGCATTCGGCAATCCAGCCCTGTTCGCCAGTTTCGACGCCTTGCGCGCCATCGGCGTGCGCTTCGCCGCCGACGACTTCGGCACCGGCTATTCCTGCCTGCAACATCTGAAATGCTGCCCCATCACCACATTGAAAATCGACCAATCCTTTGTCGCCAGGCTCCCGGATGATGCCCGTGACCAAACTATCGTGCGGGCGGTGATCCAGCTCGCGCACGGGCTGGGCATGGATGTCATTTTCAGAAGACGACTGCACCAGTTGATTGGGCGTAATGGCTGTTGTGCAGCCAGCTCCTGACAGTTCAATATCAGAAGTGATCTGCACCAATCTCGACTATGCTCAATACTCGTGTGCACCAAAGCGAGGTGAGCATGGCGACGGACACCCCACGGATTCCAGAACAAGGCGTGGCCACTCTGCCTGATGAGGCTTGGGAGCGTGCGCGCCGTCGTGCGGAGATCATCAGTCCGTTGGCGCAGTCGGAGACGGTCGGGCACGAAGCGGCCGATATGGCGGCTCAGGCGCTGGGCTTGTCTCGGCGCCAGGTATACGTTCTGATCCGGCGTGCCCGGCAAGGCAGCGGCCTCGTGACGGATCTGGTGCCCGGCCAGTCCGGTGGAGGTAAAGGTAAGGGGCGCTTGCCGGAACCGGTCGAGCGCGTCATCCACGAGCTACTGCAAAAGCGGTTCCTGACCAAGCAGAAGCGCAGCCTAGCGGCCTTTCACCGCGAAGTCACTCAGGTGTGCAAGGCTCAAAAACTGCGAGTGCCGGCGCGCAATACCGTGGCCTTACGGATCGCTAGCCTTGACCCGCGCAAGGTCATCCGCCGGCGGGAAGGCCAGGATGCCGCTCGTGACCTACAAGGTGTGGGCGGCGAGCCTCCTGCCGTGACCGCGCCGCTGGAGCAGGTGCAGATAGACCATACGGTCATCGACCTGATCGTGGTCGATGACCGCGACCGGCAACCTATTGGCCGCCCGTACCTGACCCTCGCCATCGACGTGTTCACCCGCTGCGTGCTCGGCATGGTCGTCACGCTGGAAGCGCCGTCTGCCGTTTCGGTTGGCCTGTGCCTCGTGCATGTCGCCTGCGACAAGCGCCCTTGGCTGGAAGGACTGAACGTGGAAATGGATTGGCAGATGAGCGGCAAGCCCTTGCTGCTCTACCTAGACAACGCGGCCGAGTTCAAGAGCGAGGCCCTGCGCCGGGGTTGCGAGCAGCATGGCATCCGGCTGGACTATCGCCCGCTGGGACAGCCGCACTATGGCGGCATCGTGGAACGGATCATCGGCACGGCGATGCAGATGATTCACGACGAACTGCCGGGAACGACCTTCTCCAACCCTGACCAGCGCGGCGACTACGATTCCGAAAACAAGGCCGCCCTGACGCTGCGCGAGCTAGAGCGCTGGCTCACATTGGCGGTCGGCACCTACCACGGTTCGGTGCACAACGGCCTGCTCCAACCGCCGGCCGCGCGCTGGGCCGAGGCCGTGGCGCGTGTCGGCGTACCGGCCGTCGTCACACGCGCTACTTCGTTCCTGGTCGATTTTCTGCCGATCCTCCGGCGCACGCTGACCCGCACCGGCTTTGTCATCGACCACATCCACTACTACGCCGATGGGCACTGTTGCAAATAGTCGGTGGTGATAAACTTATCATCCCCTTTTGCTGATGGAGCTGCACATGAACCCATTCAAAGGCCGGCATTTTCAGCGTGACATCATTCTGTGGGCCGTACGCTGGTACTGCAAATACGGCATCAGTTACCGTGAGCTGCAGGAGATGCTGGCTGAACGCGGAGTGAATGTCGATCACTCCACGATTTACCGCTGGGTTCAGCGTTATGCGCCTGAAATGGAAAAACGGCTGCGCTGGTACTGGCGTAACCCTTCCGATCTTTGCCCGTGGCACATGGATGAAACCTACGTGAAGGTCAATGGCCGCTGGGCGTATCTGTACCGGGCCGTCGACAGCCGGGGCCGCACTGTCGATTTTTATCTCTCCTCCCGTCGTAACAGCAAAGCTGCATACCGGTTTCTGGGTAAAATCCTCAACAACGTGAAGAAGTGGCAGATCCCGCGATTCATCAACACGGATAAAGCGCCCGCCTATGGTCGCGCGCTTGCTCTGCTCAAACGCGAAGGCCGGTGCCCGTCTGACGTTGAACACCGACAGATTAAGTACCGGAACAACGTGATTGAATGCGATCATGGCAAACTGAAACGGATAATCGGCGCCACGCTGGGATTTAAATCCATGAAGACGGCTTACGCCACCATCAAAGGTATTGAGGTGATGCGTGCACTACGCAAAGGCCAGGCCTCAGCATTTTATTATGGTGATCCCCTGGGCGAAATGCGCCTGGTAAGCAGAGTTTTTGAAATGTAAGGCCTTTGAATAAGACAAAAGGCTGCCTCATCGCTAACTTTGCAACAGTGCCCGCCGATGCGCTCAAGCCGTGGATTGCGCGGCGTGAACGCTGGCCGTCCTTTCTGATCCGGCGCGATCCGCGCGACATCAGCCGTATCTGGGTCCTGGAACCGGAGGGACAGCATTACCTGGAAATTCCCTACCGTACCTTGTCGCATCCGGCTGTCACCCTCTGGGAACAACGGCAGGCGCTGGCGAAACTGCGGCAGCAAGGGCGCGAACAGGTGGATGAGTCGGCGCTGTTCCGCATGATCGGCCAGATGCGTGAGATTGTGACCAGCGCGCAGAAGGCCACACGCAAGGCGCGGCGTGACGCGGATCGCCGCCAGCACCTCAAGACATCAGCTCGGCCGGACAAGCCCGTTCCGCCGGATACGGATATTGCCGACCCGCAGGCAGACAACTTGCCACCCGCCAAACCGTTCGACCAGATTGAGGAGTGGTAGCCGTGGACGAATATCCCATCATCGACCTGTCCCACCTGCTGCCGGCGGCCCAGGGCTTGGCCCGTCTTCCGGCGGACGAGCGCATCCAGCGCCTTCGCGCCGACCGCTGGATCGGCTATCCGCGCGCAGTCGAGGCGCTGAACCGGCTGGAAGCCCTTTATGCGTGGCCAAACAAGCAACGCATGCCCAACCTGCTGCTGGTTGGCCCGACCAACAATGGCAAGTCGATGATCGTCGAGAAGTTCCGCCGCACCCACCCGGCCAGCTCCGACGCCGACCAGGAGCACATCCCGGTGTTGGTCGTGCAGATGCCGTCCGAGCCGTCCGTGATCCGCTTCTACGTCGCGCTGCTCGCCGCGATGGGCGCGCCGCTGCGCCCACGCCCACGGTTGCCGGAAATGGAGCAACTGGCTCTGGCACTGCTGCGCAAGGTCGGCGTGCGCATGCTGGTGATCGACGAGCTGCACAACGTGCTGGCCGGCAACAGCGTCAACCGCCGGGAATTCCTCAACCTGCTGCGCTTCCTCGGCAACGAACTGCGCATCCCGTTGGTTGGGGTAGGCACGCGCGACGCCTACCTAGCCATCCGCTCCGATGACCAGTTGGAAAATCGCTTCGAGCCGATGATGCTGCCGGTATGGGAGGCCAACGACGATTGCTGCTCACTGCTGGCCAGCTTCGCCGCTTCGCTCCCGCTGCGCCGGCCTTCCCCAATTGCCACGCTGGACATGGCTCGCTACCTGCTCACACGCAGCGAGGGCACCATAGGGGAACTGGCGCACTTGCTGATGGCGGCGGCCATCGTCGCCGTGGAGAGCGGCGAGGAAGCGATCAACCATCGCACACTCAGCATGGCCTGTCGACAACCTCTCGCGCAACCAAGACATCGCGGTCGGACTGCAAGTGATCTTGAAGCCACGGGCCCGTCCCACCCCGACATGGACCTCGATGCCCGAACGGACGTTAGATTTCGAGTTCTAGGCGTTCTGCGATGAAGGTTGGATCCCAGCCGGGATTGAAAGTGTCGACGTGGGTGAATCCGAGCCGCTCGTATAGGCCACGCAGGTTCGGGTGGCAGTCGAGCCGCAGCTTGGCGCACCCCTGCGTTCGCGCGGCATGGCGGCAAGCCTCGATCAGCGCGGAGCTGACACCCCGGCCCGCATGTGTCCGTCGCACCGCGAGCTTGTGCAGATATGCGGCCTCCCCCTTGAGGGCGTCGGGCCAGAACTCGGGATCCTCGGCCGACAAGGTGCAACAGCCGACGATGCCGTCGCTGCAACTCGCGACTAGGAGCTCGGATCTCAGGACGAAGGTCTCCGCGAATGTCCGGTCGATCCGCGCGACGTCCCAGGCGGGCGTTCCCTTGGCGGACATCCACGCCGCAGCGTCGTGCATCAGCCGCACAACCTCGTCGATATCACCCGAGCAGGCGACCCGAACGTTCGGAGGCTCCTCGCTGTCCATTCGCTCCCCTGGCGCGGTATGAACCGCCGCCTCATAGTGCAGTTTGATCCTGACGAGCCCAGCATGTCTGCGCCCACCTTCGCGGAACCTGACCAGGGTCCGCT